ATCTGTTAGCAATCAGAAGAAAGCATTCGACTTTATTAAAGAAAGAATGGCTATCGAACAAGAGGTTAAGGGGAAGGATGAGAGTTTAACATTAGCAAAAAAACAAAGAATAACTGAAATAAATAAACAACTTCAAGCTATTAGCTTAGAAACAGTAGCAGCTGTTGACAATGCCAAAGTTGGAACCGCTAACGCAGAAGCAGCTCTTGCTGACATAGAAGCAAAAAAAGCTGACGTAGAAAAAAGAAGACAAGAAGAGTTAGGGGGTGCTGGTATAGTGGTAGATACGAGAACAGATAAAGATTTTGCAAATGAAAAAGAGTTATATAGGGTTATTGTAGGAGATGAAGCATTTAACGATATTGTAGAAAGTGGTGTAGTTAGAGTTGGCCTATCTCAAGAGTCTAAAGATAATGCAGAAAAAGCCGCTAGTGAAGGCGGAATAAATTTAGACAGAAGAGGAACTACTCCGTCTCCGTCTTTTGCAAAAGGCAAAGCTGCAATGGGTTACGCAAAAGGGAACCCAAATAATTACATTATTGTTACCGAAGATGCTTCTTTACAACCATCGACTTTAGGAAGGCATGGTAAAGGAGATACAATGTTCCCAACAGACACGAATGGGAAACATCTGAAAGAACTAGATGGGAGTAAGGTAAAAGTATATAAGCATATTGGTGATGGTAAGTATGAATTAGTTTATGCAAATGGTAAATTAGTAAATTCAAGCGATGCTGAATTTAATATAAATAAAAAATACGATGCAGAACTATCTACACTAGAAACACAGAAACAAGAAATAATAAACAATCAAAAAAACACACAAGGAAATGCCACTACACAGAAGCAACAGCAACAACAAGAAGGTACAGCAAAAGACAATCTCGGACAACGTGAGGGAGCTGTACAAGGACAACAAAAAGATGGGAAAGGAAAAGGGGAACAACGGAGTACCGAGAACAAGGGAGCAGATAATAGCGATAGCAATCAACCAAGCGAGGAACAGAAGGTAACAGAGCTAAGAGCAGCAGAACAAGCAGAACTTGATACTAAAATACCAAACGCAGAGCAGTACAGAGTAAATGGTAAGGTAGATAGAACCAAGCTTACAAACGATACAGATAGAAAGGCATTCGATGAGGTTTATGCTAAATATGATAAGTTAATTACGCCATTACTAGAAAGCGCAAAGCCTAAGACAGTGTTTGACTCGTTGCCAACAGGGATAAAGGCTTCAGAAGGACAGCCTACAAGTAAGTCGCATGCCACTTTGTTTGCAGCCGCAAAGAAATCATTGAGTGCATTAAACGAAATATTCCCTAACCTAGATATTCACTTCCATGAAAACAGCGATGACTTTCAAAAGGTTTTAGATGCTACAGCAGGTGGCAGAAAGGCTTCCACTACGGATGGTAATTTTGCATACATAAAGGACAAGGATGGCAATTATACTGTTCGTATAGATATTAACTTATCTAATCCAAATGCTTCGGTTACAACGGTTATCCATGAGGCTATACACCCTATACTACTATCAGAGTTTGGTGAAAATCCTAAATACTTTGAATACCTAAAAAATCAAGTAGCAAAGAGTGTTGGGTTTACTAAAAATATAAAGTTAAAAGAATTTATAAAGGCCTATAGCGACATAGAGCAGCCAGAAGAGTACCTTGTACAGTTAGGAGCAATATTAAAAGATAAAGAGAAAATAGAACCTAACGTATTTAGACGTATTGCTGAGGCTATCAATAAGATAGTCCTAAGGGTTACCAAAGGTAAACTTAAACCATTTGAGGATGTTAAAGACAGCAATGAAACGGTTAGATACTTTTCGTCTTTAGTAGAGGCTATTAGGACTGGTGACTTGAGCAAAACAAAGCTACGTTCACAGTCACAAGAAGCTGGGGCTCCAATGATGGGTTCCAAGCAATCAAGGGGTGGTCTTACTGCAACCGACATGAAGTCTATGACGGTTGCCGACAATGGTGACCTATTGTTCTTCCACTACGGTGACATTAAGGGGTCTAAGGTAGACGCAAGAAAAGGAACACCAAAAGCATACACAACCGACAAGCGTGTGTACACAACAAACTACTACTACACTAACGAGAGCGATAGAGAGGGAATGGTTAGCGGAAAGGTAAACGTAGTAAGGGTACCTGCCGATAAGGTATATAGCTTTAACAAAGATGTCTTAGGGTTGTTTGATGAGGCTAAGAAAAACTCAGAGGCTCAATCAAAAGGCCAAGCATTTTCTCCTAACAGACAGGCCGATTTTATTGCCCAACTAGCAGCAAAGAATGGGTTTGATATGATGGTGGCTAAGTGGGGTAATGGATACCGTGCTGAGTCTCCTAAGGCTCTTCCTATTGACGCAGCGTTGACTAAGCAGATGCGAACCAATGGAAGTCTGTCTACCGCTGCTGTAGATGATAAATTAAACCAAGACATATACAATGCAGCTGCATCTAAAGCAAATGGCAACAGTGAGAAGTACAGAAGCGCATTTTATGGGATAAAAGATATTACCGCTAAGGACATTATGGAGCATCCTATTTTGTCAAGAGGTATTCCTAAGAGACTAGCAGATAAGTATAATATCGGACAGGTTAGGTCTAAGCAGTCGAGAAGTAGTAATGAGGATATAGTATCTGCATCTGTAAATGTAGCTCCATTATATAGCACAAAAGTAAGCAATGTAGGACAAGCTGAATTAATTCATAATTCTGAACTATATAAAAGATATAAAAATAATAATGAAAGATTAGCTAAAATGTTTAATCTTAAAGTTATAAGTCAAGGAGATGGTGTTGGTGGCTATGAATTTTCAAATGGCGATGCCGTAATGGAAGCAACTACTGTAGTTAATGTAAGAGGTAAATTCTCAGACATTGTTAATTACGCAGCAGTAGTTGGGGCTTTAGCTCCAGAAGTACAAGATGCTACTATTGCAGGTATGCATGTTGATGAAAATGATGAAAATCATAATGCAGATAGAATAGCTATTGGAGTAGATAATGTAGATGCTGCAATGAAGGCTGCGGAGGACTCAGGCTTTGATAGAGATGGATTTACGTTAATAGATAATGAAATTTCATTCTTTGATGTTTTCTTTGACCCAAAAGGAAGTAAAAAACAAAAAGAAAAAACAAAAGATTTTAAAAATAAAATTGATATCTTTGAACAAAAATATATAGAATATGGAGGAAAAATTACTAGCCAATCAAAAAGGGCAGTCAGAAGCGAATACATCGACAATACAACGAGAAGGGACATTATCTCAAAGATTAGAAGCTCAGGGATACAGTACGGATATGATAGGTCAGGGCTTCGTGATGCACTTGCCAAGGCCGAAGAGAGAAACACAAGATACACAAGCTGGAAGTACCTTGACAAATCAGAAACAGCAAAAGAATACAGAAATTTAAGACAGCTTCAATTTGATGCTGCGGCTAATGGTACATCAATAACAGATGCCCAAAGAAAAAGAATATCTGAGCTTGAAAAACGTATGTCTAAGATTTTATCTACTACGTTTAAGTCAGATGCTAATGAATACGAAAAAGCCAAGTTAGAAGTAGATGCAATTGCAAATGATGTTGCTGGTCTAGTTGAGGATGGATATAAATCAGAATTTCCAATAAAAAGACCATCAAGAGCAGCTGTCAAAACAGTTAGATGGTATAGCTCGCAGCCTAATTTACTAGGTGATGGAGCAAGAGCAAATGTAGTTGTAAATACCGATACTGATGCTGACTTCTTGTATGATGGATTATTAACAAGATTTCCATCACCTACAGAAAGAAATGAGAAAGCAAAAACAGAATTAGGCTATCCAAAAAGGTTAATAGAAATAAAAACCAGCAATGGTAAATTAGCTGAAATCCAAGTTATGACTACGCAAGGATACTTAGCTAAAGATGGAGTTAAGTATTTTCCTGAAGATGCAAAATCTAAAGCAGCTGATTCATTGAAAGAAGTTAGAGGTAGATTAGGTTGGGAAATACCAGATGGCATAGGCCATTACTTCTATGAAATACATAGAGACCCAAATGTATCAAAATCATTAAGAGATGAAGCAGAGGTAGTTAGTAATAAATACTATGATGCATTCTTAAATAAAGATTCAAAACTTACTGATGCTGAATTTAGAGCAGATGTACAAGCATTTAAAGATAATGTAGATAAAGCCAATAAGTCAAATTGGGATGAAGGTAATACTGGAGAATCACCTAAAGAGTTAGATACATATTTAGCATCGGAAGGTAATCAAATCAAATCTAAACAGTCAAGAGTATCTGACATATTAAATGATACATTTAATCAAGAAGCTAAGAAAACAAAAATAGATAAACTAGATGTAAAAGCATTAGCTAGAAAAGTTGTTGATATAGTTAAATCTAGTAAACTATATACACAGACAGATGACATCGAAAGAGAGAATGCAATCATTGACTTCTTAAAGAGTAAGGGCATTGTTCAGAAGAGGGTCATTGAACCTAGGAATAAAAATATAATTTCTGTAAACGAAGTTACGGCATTAAAAGACCAGATAAGACTAGAGATAAAGGCTGCCAATGATGGAGCTAAGTCTATTGAAGATGCGGTTAAAAAAATTGGAGAAATAATAAAAGGTTTAGCTAAAGGGAAGAAGATATCTGTAACATCTGCAAAGGCCTTGATTAATAAGTTCAGTAACATGAACACAGCTAATAAAGACTCTGTCAATAGTATATTAGACTATGCTGAAAAGATATTCAACGATGCAGAGTACGCAGACAAAGTATCCCAAGTAAAGGCTCTAAATTCATTGATGAGGAGGGTTAAAAACAATGACAAGATACCTTCTGCAACTAGGTCGATAGGCGTTAGCTTTGCTAAAATAAACCCAGAGGCTGTGTCTGACATTGATGCACACTTAGAGGCCGCAAAGAAAATAAAAGATGCCTTAGTTGGTGTAAAAGAAAATGGAGTAAAGATAAGAAAAGCTATAGATATCAATGCTATGGCAGACTACCTTAAAACTGCTATGGCAGAACAAGACGCCTATGATGCAAAGAATCCTACCACCACTAGAGTCGTAGAGCCATTAGATGAAGAAAAAGCTTTAGAGTACTTGGCAGCTGAACATGATAGTTTATTGCAGGCTGCAAAGGCTGTAGCCCCTAGCGCTGTTTTAACAGATGCAGAGATGGCTCAATTGAAAAACTTCTTGAAGTTATCTATTGATGACTTTGAGACTATGGCTGAGAAGATAGCAGCGGTGGAGGCACTTGACAACTTTGTAAAAAATGCTGACATGGGCAAGATTCCATTTATTTTAAATAACCAACAGGTAAATGCAAATATTAATAGAGGAGTTAAGGCTATCATGCCTAAGCTATCAAGCATGAGTTTAATGTGGTTTAGCGAACAGAAAGCTAAGATAAGAGGGTGGTTTGACAATAAGACTTGGTATAGAGATAGCCCAAAAGACTTTAGTAAAACATTAGCTTACTTCATGAATCAATCAATTAGAAGGGTAGATAACTTAATTGGCAATTTCAAAAACTATGATGTATTTAATAATACATTCAAATCACTGGCTAGTGGATATGCAAAATACTTATTTAAAATAAACTCAATGGATGCCGATGTTATATTCCAAAAAGTATTATCGTCATTTAATGGAGACATGTACAAAGCAGTGCAGCATTGCTATAAAATGACAATGTATAAATTGCAATTAGAGTATGAATCTAATATTGGTAACAGAGAAGTAATACCTGCAATGATGCATCTTGAAAAAACATTGAAAGATGGTAATTTAACTAAAAAAGATAAAGCTGAATTAAGAAAATTAATTGAAGAATTTTCTACAACAGATGCAACTACTGGAGAAGTAAAAATAGATACAGAAAAAATATGGGATAGCTTTAATAAAGTAGAACAAAAAGCGGCTGAAACACTAGCTGATTATTATGCTAAACTTACTCCATACGCTAAACATGTTGCAGTTTCTCTTAGAGGGGTTCCATTTAATCCAAGAGCAAATTACATGATGTTAAATGTAATAAATCAACAATCATCTTTATCTGCTACACCTCCAAGCGCTTCACAAGTGTTTACCAAGGGAAGTACTAAGGCTGGAACTATTATAGAAAGAGATGGTACGGCTCATGCAGTATCTCTTGACCCATATAATACATTTAATGCTGCGAACAGAGATGTTATGATGGATTATTGTTTATTAAATCCAATAAAAACTGTTGAGGCTATATTTAAAAAATTAGTAGAGGATACGGCTAATGATGAGAAAGCTAATGATGTTGCAAAGTCACTAGAGTTTATTTTTAATGAGATAACAGAATCTATTATAAATAGAAGCTTTGTAATGTCTGATAAAGTATGGACTGATGTATTTAATTTTATAAAGAAAGTTGGTGCCAGATACATGCTTGCTAAGATAGACAAAGCCCCAGCCGAGTTTGCAGGTAACGCAATTTTTGCTGGTATTGCATATACTGAAAATATATTAGAGGGGATAAAAAATAATGCATACCAAAGAAACTTTGAGTTATCACAAGCTATGGAAGCTCTTGATAGCTATAGCATTGATAGATTATACCCACATAAAGGCCAATCTGGAGCATTCTTAGACCCTAATAGTTTTGATATAGATGTAAGAGACAAGAAGCACTTTATTGATGGCGCTAGTAATGTCGCTCAAGTAGTGTATTATAATTCACTTTTACAAGCACAAAAAGGTGGAGAAGCAGTATCAGACTTTTTAGTTACTGCACCAGATTTAGCTGTTGGGAGAATGGCTTGGGAAGGAACATTGAGATTGGAATTTAAAAAAGAAACTGGTACTGAAATAGATTTAGAAAAAGTAATTAAAAAAGATTATGATTACTTAGAGAAATATAAAGATGCATTAGATAAAGCTACAACAGAGGCAGATAGAGTTATTGTTGATATAGCAAGTAGTAAAAATCCATTTGTAGGTATGGCTAAGGAATCCGTTAGAAGAGATTATAATAGCTTTATGACTAGTATTGATGGATTTTTAAGGTCGTTTTCTAAAAATGAAAATCAGGTAGGTATGGATGCAGCGTATGCCCTTATAAAAAGTGGGAAGATAGATAGAGCAAGAGGTGTTAGATTATTGGCAGCTATCTTAGCGAGAGGAGGGGTATATAATTCTGTTAGAGCAAAGGTATTATTACTTTTAACAGGATTAGGTTTTGCTATTGTAAATGGCATAACAGGTGGTGATGATTCGGAAGAAAAGAGAAGAAGAAGAGCAAGGTTACAACTTGAATACATGAACGTAGAGGGTGATGATTGGGCTGAAAAATCACCAGTAGTTGCTGGAAAGAAAATTTTATACGCAGGGAATATATATGAAGTTGTAACAGGAGGTATAACATCTGCTAACCCACCTTCAGATACGTCAGGTAAGATAATAACAGATGGCACTGCTAAGTATAAGTGGATTGGCACTATACCTAGGATACAAGGAAGTATTACTGGTATAAAAGATAACGTGAGCATGGGCAACTCTTTAAGAACTTATGATAAGCAATTTATAGAGAAAGCAAAGAAAGCAGCAGCACCAGAAGAAACAATGGCTCATTCATTTAATAAAGGTGCAGCTCAGTCAGCTGTAGGTATTATCTTAGGTAGAAACTCTGGAGCTATATTTAGTAATTTATTTATGGCACCAGCTGTTGAGTATGCTAATGAAAAATTCATTCATCCAGCAATGTCATCTGACCCATACGATAAGTATAGAGATGGGATAATGTATTCAAAGATGATTGATAGAAGTAGAAAAGACCCAGAGTTAAATTTCATTATAGATAATACTGGTGTTTTTAATCCATTCTTTAAAGCAGCTGTAACTGGATATAGAATGTTTGATAATAAATATGGAGATAGATTGAGAGAGCTTAATAAGAAGATTGAAGCCCACGAGAAAGGAGTTAAGGTTCCAAGAGAAGAGTCTTCTAAAGAAAAGTACTATGGATTTATAGCAGAGAGAGATGCTTTGTTGGAGAAACAAAAACCTGTAAAAGCAATGATGGCAAAAAATATAATAATTGCAGCGTTTACTGTAACAGGCGTATTACCTTCAGGTAAAACCATTGATGCTATTGCAGATAAAACTCTTCAAGACAAGATACTATCGCCTTCTGATATGGATGATATCATTAAGAAAATAGAAGATGCAAGGAATTATAGTGGAGGAGGCTCTGTTAGGCTAGAGAATGCTAAAGAGAATGATAAGGTTTTAGTCTACCCAGATATATACACAGACTACACACTACAAGGCAGAAAAATACCAGCGAAGAAGCCTTAGGGTTTCTTTGCTTGGTATCTCTCTGATAGTGTGGTTAGTTTCTTTTGTAGGATAGATATTGACTTCAATAATGCCTTATCATCTATGTCTGCTAGTGACTCGTATATACAGTCAGTGTTTGCATTAATCTCTGCCATCTCTGCGTTTACCCAGTTGATAAATTTGTCCATGTGTTTATTCATACTACAAAATTATCTCTTTATTGTAAATATTAGCATATCCTTTTGGTAAAATTATGTTATTAAGTTTTATTGCTTCTTTGAATAGGTAAGCAAAGTATCTCCTATCATATGTCTTTCTTGACGTTCCGAATGGTGATAATAGGAATGTTATATGCGGATGTTTTTTTGCGAAAGAAATAAACCTTTTGATATGCTTCTTCACAATCATAGGGTGCAGCCTATGGAACCTATGGGTAGAGTATGTAGGTATGCCATACCCTCTGCCTGATAGCTTGTTTATGGCACCGTATGCTGCACCGTATGATATGGCCTTTATACCTTGTGGGAGGTCATGGTTGCCATCGTTGTCTGTCTCGAATACTAGTACCTCAGAGTTTTTAAGTCTTCTAATTTCTTTCGGTAGTATTCTGTGTGCTGGTATTATCATACCTCCCTGCTGATTAAGTCTGATTTAAAAATATTTGTGGTAAGCGTATTCCATAGTGGCTTATTGAAGTGTCTTAGGTTTATACACGCACCAATCGTGCTAATGCTATCTATACCTACGATTACCATTGCCTTAAACAAGTCGTGACAATTATTCACGGCATCAATTAGGTTTACTTGCGATTGGCCATACTTATTAAACTTTAAATAGAATGTTTCTAATACTGGCCTGAGTTGCTTTAGCTTTACCTTTAATTCTTTTTGAACCAATGGCTTACCAAACACGGTAACCCTTTCGTCTCCCATCAAGTCTAGTGTGGCCTCTAGTGATAACGCTTGGATGTATGCCAGCTGTAAAATCTTGTCTCTGTTTGTTTCATCAAACTGTGCCTCTGGTATCTCTACTTCTCTTAACATGTTGGAACTGAATGTGGTGTTAGTGTTATGCTTTTACTTCTTACCATTAAGTAAGATTTTATTTTTTCTTTAGCTGCAAAGTATAACGCAGACTCTGATGGCTGCATATCCCTAGTGCTGATAAAGTCATCCATAGTTTGGACTCCGTGTATAATACTTGAGTGGTGTCTTCCTCCTAGTATCACACCAATAGTCGCAAGGCTATCATTTGTATACTCCCTTGCAAGTTTCATCATCGCAAATCTAGGGTATATCAACTCTTGCTTCCTTGATGAGCCTATTATCTTTTCTACTGGCTCGTTTGATAGTTCGCTAACTATCTCCAATATTCTTTCTGATGTTATCATATTTTAGTTTATGTTTAGGTTAATACTGCTTATGTGGATACACGCTGCTGATAGTAGTAGTGCAATAACTATTATTATTGCTTCTTTATGGTTTCTCATTTAATTTAATTTATATTTAGTTCTTAATTCTTTTTGCCATTCTGGGTAGTTATATAATCCAATGCTTACTGTTACTGAGTCATCCGTTCTAGTTACATGCTTAGATATATGCTCTATCGCTAAGTAGACATGATATACGCTGTAGCAAATAAAGTAAACAATGTTATGGCTTGACATCTCTGGGAGTGTTATTTTTTGGTATTCAGTAAGTCTTCCATTGTTCATCTTCAACTCTAAGCCAAAAAAGAAAGATGTGTTATCAAAGAAAACAGAATTATCTGGCAACCCATTCTTAGATGCAAAATGTATCCATCTGCCATCCTTAAACATCTTACCACTATTCTGTCTCCACCAGTAGTACCCAGTCTTCTTCAAGAAGTTGTTTACATCTTCCTGAAGCTCTGACTCATCTCGATAAATCTTACCTTCATATAAGTCAAGCAAAGATGAAATCTTTTTTAGATATATAAGTTTTTCTTTTGTTATACTGTTTTTTATTTCAGCTACATTGTCCTCTATACTCTTAATCCCAATCTCTCTATCTATAACTCTACCAAGCTGCTTCTTATGCTTAAACTCCTTACGCTTGTCTGGCATGTCATGCTCTTCAACATTCCCACAGAAGTCTAACAGGATGCAGTCTTTCTTCCCATCACTTAGTCTGATGCCTCTACCAGCACATTGAATGTATTTACGCCATGATTTAGTCCCCATTGCCAACATTACACACGATATCGTGGGCTCATCAAACCCAGCAGTAAGTATCTCGATACTGAACACACCTTTTATCTTTCCTTGCTTCAGATTTTTTAATATTAATGCTCTATCATTATCCGTGGTTTCAGATGTTATAACAGCAGATGGCACCCCAAAGGAATTAAACATAGAACATAAATCAATGCAATGCTTTTTATTTACACCAAAGCAAACAAACTTTCTATCTGATGCGTATTCCAAATAGTTTGATAGTATACTGTTGTTGATGTCATCCTTGTTGATAATGCCCTCTAACTCTTCTGTGTTATAATCTGAGCCGCTTATCTTAACGCTACTCAAGTCAATCCTAAATGGCGCTAATACAACGAATGGAGTAAGCCAACCCAGAGATATTAAGTCTCCTGTTTGGTACTTACTTACAATCGAGTCAAACCCTTCTAGCAGGTATCCATCAGATGTAACTGGCGTTGCAGATAGACCAATAAATATAGCATTCGGAAACCTATCAAACAAAGACTGCGTTAGGTTACCTTCGTAGGAGTAGTGTACCTCGTCTATTATCACAATGTCTGGGGCATCTATATCCGTATCAATCACCGTCTGTAGCGTTGCAACCAAGCACCTATAGTTTGCATGTTCTTTGGTTGAACCCTGTAGGTAAGACACTGGTAGGTTGCCAAACACATCTCTCGACTGCTGTGCTAATTGTATTCTATGGTTTGTAAACAATACCCTCTTTCCTCTCTTCACCGCTCCATCTATCATTGAGTAGCTTATAATAGTCTTCCCAAACCCAGTAGGCGCATGTACCAATATCTTTTTGTCTCCAGCAGATATCCTTTCCCTTATTAGGTTTAGGATGTCTACCTGCGGTTCTCTTAACTTATACATATATTAATTGTTGAATATTATGTGGCGACCTAAGTGGTCTCTTGACTCTGTAGGCTCTTTCTTGTACTTGAACACAGCAAACACAGCAAGCCACTTGTAAAACTTTTGTTGCGATAAGCTTTGTCTACCTCGTACTGAGAAGTCTGGATACTCCTCAACAAAGTTGTTGAACAGCTGTGACTTGCTAATCTTTACATTTGGTATGATTGGGTCTAGCGCATCGTCTCTTAATTTATCTATAATCCACTCGTAAAAAGAATGGTCTGTCTCTGAAATAAACTTTCTTGTCTCGATGTTATTAAAGCTGCTTGTTACAAGTCCTCTAGTTAAGAATAATTGTAAACAACCTATCATGTAGTTGTCAAACTTAATCCAATCTTCCTTATCCCAACTAGCAAACAACATCCTACCAAAGTCTTGCTCAGGTGTGAATGACATATTATAGAACTGCTTGAACTCTAATTCCCATCTTCTTCTGTTATTAGAATTACCATTACCCTTGATAGCATAGTTTGTTGTGATAATTATTTTTGGAGATTTATCCATTGGTATCTTGATGGCATCTTTATTTTTCTTCTCCAACGTGATACCCTCTGTAACAATACTGAATAATCTTTCAAACTCAAAGTTTTTTCTTACATCATCAAATATTAGTAGCTGTGTGTCAGCACTCACTAGCTGATAAGGAAATGTTTTATCGAATGCAAATGCCTTACCATCTATAACTACACCCTTCTTCATCTTGTTCAACGCAGAAACAAATATACCCTTACCAGTACCGCCTTCTGGGTGTTCACTAATAACCTCATCGTTTATTATCACAGCAGGGCAGTACCCTAAACTCTTATGGCTATGTAACAAAAATCCTATCGTTGACTTTATGGATGACTCTCTGTCATCTCCACCTGAAATATTTGAAACAAACTTTCGATAGTCACAGTCAACATTATCGCTAATGAAGAAGTCTCTGTCAATTATTTGCTCCTTCCATACATGGCTACCTAAGTCTATGTAGTCAATAATATCAATTGAGTTTTTATTAATTTTTGTAACGCAGTTCTTAAAGTATAGGAATGCATAGTCCTTAGTATCTTTAGCAAACTCTGGCTTAACTGTAGCAATCATGTTAAGAAAGTCATCCTTAAAAAATCTAGTGTTGTCAGCAAAGTAGTTATAGATAGACATATCCTTTCTATTCATCAAATATGCAAGAATAAAGTCTTTTATTTCATCCTCGCTAGAATTATATAAAATATTATTAATAAGCCTAACATACACATAGTTGTTGCTGCCATCAGGATAGTACTTGAAGAACCCATGCTCTTCAATAAATGCTTTAAATAAATTATGAGTTATCTTTAGTGCACCCTTATCTGTCTTCGACCAGAATACATTACATTCCTTCTCAGCCGTTTCGATTGCATTATTAATTTCATCATCAGAAATATCTGCCTCCTGCAACTTTGCTCTTACCTCTCTTTTTGGGGCACCACTATCTATGATTGCCTTTACTTCATTTATCTTTTTGGTATCCTCAAAAAACTTAGTATTATATGCATCTGTTTTTCTATACGCACTAGTAATCGTATTGTTTATCTCAGCAGTAGAAAAATCTTGCTGCGAGTAATTACTCATCGCATACTCAGCTAGACTCCTATCAATACCAAATTCATTGAATGCCATTGCTAGGATGTAGATATTTTTATTACGCTCTCCTTTAACCAATCCGTAATCTCTCTCCCACCATATCTTTAATCTTCTAATAATCTCTGATGAGTCATTAAGCCTGATTGACTGGCTATCGTTTGTGTGGACTGCATATTCTTTTTCTGCTTGCTCTTCCCATACACTGCTGTTTTGGTTTATGTGAATATTTGGGTCATACGACTCGTAACACACCCTAGATATGTTGCAGCTAGATACATCAAAGTTATGGCTATTGTAGTGTCGTTTTAGCGCATTGAAATACAACTTGTGGTTCTCTATGTCTTTTGGTATTCTTACGAGAACCTTGAGTCCATCACCGCTTGGAGACATGAATACAGAGAATGTATATGCATCCTCTTTTAGTTCCTCCATGTACATTTCCAATGCTAGTGTAGACTCAAAGTTATCGAAGTCAAGACATACAAATCCGCTGTGAGCCGTTACCGATTTATCATTACGCTTAGTAAACTCTCCGCAGAAACAAATGGCAGGTAATCCTTTCTTTAATAAGTCCCTAACCTCTTTGTCTGACTCGGCTCTAATCTTCTCTACTAAATCTTTCGACTTGCCAGATTTAATTCTATCCAAAACATCCTCGACATTTCTGTAAAAAGGCGTAGACGTGTCACTTAATGTTTTGAATATTGTTACCATTGTAGTTCGTTTATTTTGTTTATTAAAATTTCTGTGTAATCGCCTTTTATAATGAATGCATATTCATCAACTTTAAATAGGATATAGTTAGTAGTACTTATCTTCGTAACTAACACGTCTAGGTTTAACTCTTGCGCTAATCTTTCTACGATGCAGACTACCTGCTGAGACCTCTTCGCTGATATTCTCTTTATTTTTAATTCTAAACTCATTTTTAATTCTGTTGTTTAATAAGTTAATTTTTACAGCCAGCTCCATCTTAGCCAGTCGTCTATTTGTTGACAGACCTATTATCGGACACTTCATCCATCCGTCTTGGTAGATGTATGTGTGGTATCCGTTGTCGTTTATGTAGTCGACAACCAAGATACTCTCAATGTCTTTATAGCTTACCACACTCTATCTCTCCTAAAATGTAACCAATGTTTTTTAGCTGCCTTCTCATCTTCGGTATGTTAGACTCTGACATAAACTTAGCCTTTCTGTTCTCTATCTTTACGGCAGGGTTGCATATCCAAGCAAGCCAATACTCATAGCTGTTTAGCTCTGCGTTTATCTTTCTGTTAAGCTTCTCTATGTCCAATCGTAACTTATACTCATCAGGCTCTGTTAGCATATACATCCTTAGCTCTCTCAAAAGCATTAGTGTTCTGTACGACTTGTTACCATCGTGTGCAGTTTTTTCTAGCTCAGATATATCTGAATCAATTTTATCTAAACTAATCATTGTTTATCAATTTTATTAATGTTAATAATGACTCATTGTTTATGGTATCGAAGTCTATAGTCATACCAGTATCAACTTCACCTTTGAATATTTTGTTTTGCTTAAACGTAAGCCCATTCTTTATCAATAGCTTTTCTATACTATCAACCTGCTTATCCATTGCCCATGTTAGAATCTTTTCAAACTGCTCAGGGCTGTATGTTGAGTAGTCTATACCCTTCTTATCGTCAGGTATAGACTCCCAATATACGTTTAGCAATTTCCTCCTAGAATGGTAGGTCTGCATCGTCATTGCTTTGTTGGCTAGTTGCAGCAGCAGCAGTCTCTTCGTACTTGCTTATCTTACCGTCAGTCCAGAACACTCGACCATTACCATAATACTTTCTAGGCTCTTTTGCCTTAGACTCTTCTGCTGATTGCTTCTGGAAAACGGATACGTTGTTCCCATTTAAAGGCGCATCGTTTACAGACATGGTTAGGGCTAAGTACTTTCCGTCTTTTAATGACGCTCTGTCTATCTTTGAGCAGTCGATTGAAAATGAAATTAAACTTGACATTTTATTTATGGCTTTTTAAAGTAGCCGAACTTTTAAGGGGTGTAAAATTAATTGTTTTTTCTTGATAACAAATTAAATTATGTTATTTTATTGTTTCTCTAGCTGTTCTATTCTAGCCTTTAGTGCTCTAATAGTTTTTGTTATAGCATAGTTGTATACCCATCTAGGGTCGTTTATGTTCTCCAACTCTATTGCTATCCTCTCGTTCATGTTCAGGTCGTACAGCATTGAATCAGCGTCTTGGTTTATAAAGTCGTCTAACTTTACTATTCTTAGGTCTCCCCAGTTTTGTACCAATACGATGTTACCTTGCTCGTATTGCTTTATTATTTTATCTTTCATAATTTTTTTATTTAAAGTATTTCGTTCATATAATATTGGTCAACATCATCTGTTTTATTCTCTCCGAAGAATCGCTCATACACAGTCATCGCTTCTAAAACCTTCTGCTTACCCATCGATAAGAAATCTTCGCTAGGAGTAAACATCCCCATCCTATTTGTTACCTTCTCGATTACTAAAAAGACCAAAGGCTTCTTGAATAGCTCGCCATAGATGTATGCCTGAGAGTCATAGTTGTACTCCTTAGCACTCCACTTGAACTTATCTATGTTGGTCGTTGTCTTGATGTCGTATAAACATTTAGCACCAACAATATCAGCCTTACCCTTCCACGGTAACCCAAATAGCTCACCTACACTTGGCACCTCGTATTGATTGCCGTCTGCATAGATTAGGTTATAGAAGTCCATGTTGCCCATCAGCGCATCCTTCATTGACTCAGCCTCTTCTGCTTCTTTGTTTAGTATGCCTATTACCTTACCACCATTCGTAGCATCCTTATAGATGTTTGTTGTTCTAGTAGATGAGTATACTATTAGGCACTCCTTAGCCTTCTCAGGCTCTAATACAAGCTTGTGGAAGTAGCTACCAATAGCCATCGCTGTGGTAGTCTCTTGCTCTTGCTTAAACATTCTAGGGTTCTTCAATAAGTCCCCAATGTCTGAGTTACTAAGGTATGCCTTACCAATACCGCTGTAGTACTCGTTGTCGTCTTTTAATTTTTCTATTACTGATTGCATAGCTCTGTTATTTTGTTTTTAGCTGCATCTGTCAATGCACTCTTGGTTGACAATAATTCGATTAACTTAGGTGCACCCTTATATAGGTTACTCGCTACCCATTTTTCTGTAACTGCCCAATGGTCACTGCTGATGTCTAGTATTGGTTTATCTTTAGCAGGTTGCTTGATGCCGCCCTTTAGTCTAACACCACCAACGACATCTCCCTTCATCTTTACGGATGAGTCAATGTACAATTCGACAGCTACATCATTCCAATCCTCAACGAATGGTGAGTTACCAGCTAGGTTTTTAACCATCTTACTATTGGTGCTGTTTAATACCAATGGCTTGATTGGTTCAACGAAGTACGCAATGTTATAGTTGCCACGTCTGCCAGCTACATCGACATTAATCTCTTGTCTAACGTGCTTGATTGTAAAGTGTAGAGACTTACCTTGCTCTAAGAAGTCTTCTAAATCAGCACAACCTAGATGGTTTGATTTGAAGACCTTGCTGTAGTGATGTTTTGTTTGTGTCATAATTATCTATTTTTTGTTTGTGAAATTTGTATGCGTTTGATACGTTTCTTGTTATTGTTGTTCGGTTAATTTTAAATCCCTTCCAGTCATGTATAAACCTAGATATAACCATACTATTAACCCCAGTCATTAGGGCGAATAGTACACCTCTAGCGTCTACTATCTCTCTCTTTTTAGAGTTGGAAAACATTTCCTCCTCTGAGATGTTAAACTCTCTCAGGATGTAGTCTAGTTTAGCATCCAGACTACTGAAAAAATTATTGCCGCCATCCATGATGCCCATATAATAAATCTTTTTATAAATAAAATCATTAGTTAAAAAATATTGTGAACAATAAAACCATTGCGATAACCTCTATCGCTAGGAAGCAAGCAAACACTAAGAATATGTTCCATAGTGGTGTGTCGTCTCTGCGTTGCCCTACCTTTGATACATCGACAAACATATTGTCAATGTGCTCACACGGCACACTAGGCTTGTCTGTAAATATATACCTATTACCATCGGATATGGTGTAGTACTCCATGGCAGATGCCATGTTGTTTCTATACTTAAAGATGCTGATGTCTTCAGGATGCGTTTGCTTTAACAATTCATCTAGCTTGTATATGTTTTCTTTCTTTACCGCAACTATGCATAGCTTACCTGCTCTGAATAACTCAGCGTTTCTATTCAAATTCTCCATCATAGCAGTCTGCATTTATGTGTTCTCTTTCTTGTTCAAGCTTGTACTGCTCTACTATTTGAGCCGCTCTGTAACATCCAGTGTCTGTTAGTAGCTTTATTATTTCGTCTATCATAGTTGTGTTATTAAGTATTTTTTAATCTTTAATTCGTTCTCATCGCAGTACTTCTTCAGACTGCCGTATGTGGACAGCATCTTAAACTCTCCTTCGCAGTTGCAGAGTGCAACCTCTTTGTCTGTGAATGGCGTTACGGATGGTGACTCTAGTCCTACTACCCAATTGGTAGCCTTGACATAACATCCATGCCCATCACCATTCCATGCCTTCAATAAGTCTACGTCTGTATTGTCAGCAATACAGCACTCTTTCGTGCAATATAGCAGTTCGTCTACCTTGTATCCGATGGATATACCATCTCCGCAATTGTTACATTGCCCTTTATATGTTACCATTTTATAATATATATTATCATTGTTAATAAGAATACGATGTGTATCAGTAGGCTTAACCTCTCAATAAACCTATCCATAAACTAAGTCGTTTAACACTATGTATTGGAAGCAGACATCGGCATTCTCTGCGTCGTAGTCTCCATTAAGCATAGCGAATAGGTGATGCTTGTTGTCGCTGTTTAGTAAGGTGTTTAACCCTATCTCTATGTTGGCTTTGGTTATGTAACCTAGAACCTCTCCTTCGTCTTGGATATCTTCTACTGCCATGCCTCCTCCACTTAGTACAAACTTTAAAACATTCTCAGAGAATGAATATTCATTGCTTGTCTCTTTAAACCTTTTAAATTCATCACTGCGAGTAATGTAAGCCCAGTAGTCACTGCAACCTTCGATTGCTGTAACGAAGATGTTCTCTAGTACATCCTCTGTTATCTCTAATTTTAAATTGAACATAGTAAACTATTATATTGTAATTTTAAACGTAATAAATCAGTCCATCTCTTGAAGCTATACTTAGCCTTCAAAAACTTTTTCGCTATAGCCATCTTGGATTGTATTGCAGCTAGCCTTACCACATTTGCAAGCTGTCTAAGGTTGTGCATTAGCCTGATGCTAGATGCCTTGTTCTCTAATATCAACGTGGCTTCTTCTATTGTTGATACAATTTTAACTGCGCCATCGTTACAGATAGCACCTAGTTTTCTACTGCGTAGCGCTATATAGCCTACTGTTTTTAATTCTAATTTCATTTTATTTATTTTTTAATTTTTAGTAAATGTATTGCTGAAGTATTCCGTCTTCTTCTAGCGTCTTACGAATCTCATATCTCCAATTTGATGGAGGAATATATGAGCCATCTTTATTCCAATATCCAAGCTCTAATATATCAAGACTGTCTAGCGGTGGTTGCCATCCGTATCTTCTGAAGAACCAATCATTAAATTCTGCTATGTCAAATCTATCTATATCCAAGATGTAGCATTTCTTGTTAGGTAAATCAGAGCAGTCAGTTTCTAGTATAGCTCCACTAGGTGTGAGTATTGTTACATATCCCCAAGATGATTCAAGTTTAATAGTATTTTCCATTTTATTTATTTTTTTGATGATTGTGAAATCTAATAAAGTCCTTCACGGACTCGTATACTATATCAATTTTTTTGGATATGTCTATGCAGACATAGCATGAGACTACGTTCTCATATATGCCTTCCTTTCCTATTGGATAGATGTGGCAAGACATTCTCTCGATGACTACACTATACCCCATACACTCTATCTTGTACACCACATCCATTAGCTTATTCCAATTGCTATGGTATCGTAGCGTGGTGTCTGCTGACGTATTCAATCCCATGAACTCTGCGATTAGGTTATTTTTCTTCATGGCTCTATTAGTCTAGGTAGTATTCGTTTCTTACTGCCACTACCTGAGTGCTATCAAGGTCGTAGATGATACTTGCTTCGTTGATGTAGTACTTTATATCCCAACTATCGCCTAGGTCTGAGTGCTTATCTACATAGCATATTGCACTATCAATCTTTTCTTGCGAAATCATTTCTCTTTCTAGTTGTTGTGGTCTGTCTACTACACCTGCAAGTAGCATGATGCCAACTATTCCAATTGTTATTGCGACACTCTGTATCGGCTTGATTAAATTGTGGTTTATCTTTTTCATTTTATTAAATTGTTTTGGTTAAAAATTGTTTATTCACTAATGTATTTATATGTGAAATATTTTCCTAGTTCTTCTAGTTCATTTAGTTGTCTCATCCCATTGGCTTCGTCTATACACGCATTAATCTCTGCAATGTATCTTTCGCAGTTTTCTTTCAGGAAGACCTTGCTACTTGTGAATTGGTATAGTGCTGAGTGTAATCCATTGTGCCAATATGAGGCAATCATCTGTGCTTTGTTTGTTGATATCATATCAATTTCTTGCGCTTCGTACAGCATTTGCTCAACAACTAAGTCCCATGTCGCTGTATGGTCATTGCTTTGGTAACTCTCATAGTTTTCAATAATCCATTGAATTGCTTTATCGTCTACTTTAATCAATAGAGCATTTGCCACGCTCAATACGTCTTCTTTTTTAATTTTGTTTTCCATATTTATTTTTGTTTTGTTTCGTTATACCATGTTATGAATTGTACTACTCCTAAATAGGTAGTTATTTTTTTATTGTTAGGAGGTATATCTGTTCTTCTCATTGACACAATGTGTTCATCACAATGTTTCATAGGTTGGCTTATAGTAAGGAAATTATGCTCACCATTTCCCGATAGTTCTGTTACAAATCCTAACTCTTCAATTTTTTCAACTACTGCCATTAGCCAATTCCAATCTGTATCAAATGATAATATAGTCAATGGTGCTTCACCTTCTTTATACCAATATGTCGTATTTGGATAATATGGGTGTGGTTGTGAGTATCCCATAAAGTTTGCGATTAATTTGTTGTTTTCCATTTTGTTTTATTTTTGTTTTAGTTAATTAAGTATTCAATGTTTTCAATGTTATAGAGTGACTCATCTACAGCCACTCCGTTGATGTGCATTTGATTATCAGGACTGAATCCGAACTCATACACCTTGTTGTTGGCTATCTCTACTGCCACATATTTATTCTCCATTTTGTTTACGTTTGATATTTATTTGTTCAATTATTTGATATTTATTTCTAAGTGGCAATTCTACCCATTCGTTACAAATAGAATCGAGTAGTGATTCAACTTCATCATTCTCTAACCCATATAAACAATATCCAAATTGTGTTTCCAATTCATCAAATGTCATTGAGCCAAAGAAGGTGTATAATTCCTCCTCTAATTTTATAATTTTATTTAGTAAATTCATTTTATTTAATTTTTGTTTTATTTATGATTGTGAATGTTAATATGCCGATACAGGTCTGTTTTGGTTTTCCTCGAATGTTGCAGACTCCCATTCGTCCTCATCATGGTTGGTCAATTCATGGAAATATTTTTCCAATTGTAGTGCCAATGCCTCCAACTTTCTTGCCTCTGTAGTAGTGAACGATGTCCTGAAGATGTTATGGTTTGTCTCTATTCTGCCTAGCATTCCTCCACCTAGATAGTTTTGGTAGGCGCTCATCCTACTACCATGTTTGAATCCAAATTTTGCAAGGTCTATCTCTATTCCTCCACCTCTATGGCTTATCTGTTGCCTAGTAATTGATTCCTCAATTTTGTTTCTGTAATTTCTCATCTTGTTTTATTTTTGTTTTAGTTATTTATAATTTTTATGTAATCGTAATCGTTGTATACTACTATTAAATCAAAGTCAATATCGAAATCTCCTAGAAATCCTGCAATTAAGTTTAGATTTACTTTAGAAACGTATACGCTAAATTTCTCATCATACAGAAAGTGTATATCGTAGACTGCATCCGTTTCAAATGCATTCCATTCATCCAAATCATTAAATGATAATTCAATATTGTAGGAAATTCCATTTACATTGTGTAGTATGGTAGCCAATCTAAGTATTGGATTAGCTACTATTTTTATTTTTTCTTTCATCTTGTTTTTATTTTGTTTTAAATTACATTAATTTTTGAATTACATTAACGAATGCAGAGTCATTGCATAGTTCATCAATATTGTTAAAAAAAGTTTCTTTATAGTGACTTGTTAAGTAACACGCTAATTTTTTAATTGTAGTTCTTTTCTGAATACTAGTAAAATTGTTAATGGATACATGGTAGCTATCGGTTACATATCGAATCCTAAGATTATTATCTCTGCATTCTTTGTCTTTCCTTCGTATAGTAACATAGTATCTATCTATAATAGCCTCAATACCTACTCCATTTAGACTTTCATTTAGCCTATCTGCATCCTCTTTTACTCTTTGGATATTAAGCGACTCAATATGTTCATTATTTAGTCTTATTTCAGCCATTAACTTTTCTTCCTTTTTAATTTTATCGAACACTATGTCTGTGTTGAACAACAGATTATTTTTGTTGTTCTTTTTAACATCGTTGATTCTATCAAATTCGTTGATGATTGAGTTGATAATCTTTGTTTGATTTTCTGTTAAATTTTTCATCTTGTTTAATTTTTGTTTATTTTACAATATAATTATTCGTTGATTAATTTGTTTCTATAAAATATGTACTAATATATTTTTTCATTTTTCCTATATATTTTACAATAGGATACTCTAAGTTGAAAACATTTATTCTGTTGCACTCATCAGGTTCTGTTTCATAGCCTATAAATACACTATCAAATAGTTGCATTGAATGAACATTTGCATAGTCTGTTAAATAAAAAGACGCAGTATTTTTTTCTACACAATACTCATTTAGTTCTTTTAATAAATCTAATATGTCATTAAAAGAAATGTTTTTTAAATAACCTATTTTTATTTGATTGCTTCCATTTGTTATTACATACATTCCAAATGTTTTGAAGTATGTCCATTTTTTATTTTTCATGTTATTTTATTTTATTTTGTTTATGATTGTGAATGTTTGTTTAGTGCCATGTATGCTTGTTTTTCAGTGTATCCATAGTACTTTGCATTAGGTTTTAGCCCTGAATTGATTCTATCAATTGCCCTTGTATTATCGGTTGTGTGCCATGCATAGCTATCTTTATCTTTGCTATAAACTTTAAACTTTATATGCCCATAGCCTGATGGCAAAAAATTTCCTATTCTGTCTTGTAATTCTTTTAATGTTTTCATTGTCTTAAATTTTTTGAAATTTATTAATAGCTTTTATATGATTTGTTTTTTCTTTTTCTGTCATATCAATATTACAAAAATAATCATCGTCTATAAATTCAAGGTAATTTTCTTTTGCATAATCGAATGCTTCCTCCATTCCTTTCAAGCTATTAAATTTGAAATTCATCCCTTCGCTTTGCATATCGAACCAGCGTTGCATTGCTCTTAATTTTTTTATTGCTTCCATTGTCTTATTTTTTAAATTGTGATTGATTGCTTACTTTTATTATCGAATATAGCTATTTGTTTATTTGCCTTGCCAAAAACTATTGCATCGTTTAGCTTGTCAAACTTTAGGCTTACATCTAAATACCATTTGCCCTCATATAGCCATATCCCTAAGTACATATTTTTGTTTTTTAGCTTTTCAGCATATTGTGTGATATGGTCTACCAATGTGTCAATATCCAATGTATCCGAAATAGACTCACAGTTTTGTAAACTTGCCATGTAGCCATCGTTTGGGTTAAATGTATTGTCATATAGGCTATAGCTGATGCCATCATTTGTTAATGCATCCTTAATAATCAGATACAAATATTTTTTGTTGCATTCCTCGAATGCCTCTGCTAATGTTTTACAGTAAGTAACTTTATATAGGTCACTATCTAAGTCTTCTCTGTAGTAAACTTCATATATACCTTTATGGAATGTTAGTGCTACGTTTTCGCCAAAGTTGTTAATTAAATTTTTCATATTTTTTTTTTTGTTTTTTAGTTGTTATTATAATTATTTCTTATTACTACCCATATTATTGCTTGGTATTCGTAACCTTTCAATCCTAATTTCTTTGCTTTGCGCAATGTTAGTGCCTCCAATTGGTCATAAATGAATGGAGATGTAGTGCTTTTATCTTTGCCATAACACGCTCTCAAGTGCCAAACATCAATTGTAATTCTATCAGCATCTAAGCTACCAACATTCCTCACGAATGCATATGTTTTTCGTGAATCATTTGTAATTTCTACAAGATTATTCAGTATTGCGAATGCCCTAAATTTGTTGGTATTAAATGTGCAAACTTTCACATCGTTTGCACCTTTGCCCTCATTAAATGCCTTGCATACACTATATGCATCTTTTATATTTTGGTGCCATTTATTACGTGGGCTTAGTGCTGAGATAACAGCTGCACATTTAAGAGGGCAAATATTAAATTCATTTGCTAATTTTTGCGCCTCATTATTGGCAATTTTATACCACTCTTTGCCATCTGTAATATCCTTTGCCGTTGCCATATTAAACAAATTATCTAGTCTTTTATTGATGGCAAATTTTTCGTACTTTGTTAATCCTTTTGCTTTCATATTATTATTATTTTTTAAGTTAGAATCCACATCTACATTTGATGTTACACCGATAATCTGTGAATGTGGATTAATTTTTTTATACTAATATAGTTTTGATATTCTATATTAATACTTTTTTAACTACTTGAGTAACTCGTTTCCTACGTTACTTACTTTATCCTATTTTTTATCATGCTTGTATTGCAAGGATGGAAAATTTTACATTGGTAACTTACCTAACCACCAATAAGATTTTTTTTACTTTGATATAATAGCTTATTGGACTATTATACTACATTACTTTGCTTCATGTATTGTTAGCGTTATTATTAATCTTATATAAGGTAGTAGGCTATTGCTAAAGTAGGCTATTATTATAAGATGCAATCAATCGGGGAAAGAACTTTTTTTTTGTATGCTGTTGTTGCTTGATTGCGATGTAAAGATGCAAATAAATTTCATATTGCAATCAATTGCACACATTTATTTTTGTAAACGAGATGTTAATGATGCTGAAACGTAGTGTTTATAATACTTTCAGCGATTAAACTTTTTTTTGTATGTGCTAAAATATTGATAAATGTTAAGCAATATATTGTTAATTTATGGTGAACAAAAATAATTTTACATAACATAGGTTAACTATTTGCATCATAGTTAGTTATAATTATTGATTAATTTAGTATTGAAATTTCATTAAGAAAAAATAATTTTTAGTGTTTTTTGGGATGGATTGCCTACGATAAGGATAACTACCTAATAAAAAAAATTATTTATGATGACTTTTATCAGCTGTAACAAAAATCATCTGTAGTAGACAATTCAGTACGACTACACATAAACGACTACAAAAACAAATTAGTGCGCATGATATATGTCATGGTTTAATTAACCAAACATTTTGTTATGATATAAATCATGTTACGATATGATATATCTCAGCATAATTTATTTGGTGGTTTCATTACAATTTAGTACTTGCTTTCGTACTAAATAACGTGTTACAACTAGGCAATTTTGATAGCCGAAAATAAGCGTTTGTTGTCGTATAATTAGCCGTTTGTTGTCGGTTGTTGTCGGGTAAAATCTCGACATAAATTCCAAAAATATCGACACAAAGTTGACATTTTTAGGTTTTTTTTAACATAACGGCTCGTTAACAGAACCCCCGTGGCTGTTTTTATTTGCATTTCCTTAACGAGGTTGAGCTTGGCTGTGGGTGTATTAACCAACCATTATGTTAATGAGTGGCAAAGATGACAAAAAATGACAGGCAAATGTCGATTAATTTTTAGTTAACGCTTACTCTCCCTAAGGCTGCGTCGAAATGTCGAGTTTTAACTACTAAATCATTTTAAAAAAAAATATAAATATATAAATTATACTGTGGCGTATATGGGAAAAAAGTCGACATTTCGACGCAGAGTCTATTTTTGGTGTAATTTTGCATCATGGGAACTATCATAAATAAGACATATATTTTTACTGGTTTTGACTACGATACGCTCCGCTTAGTCAGGGAGAAACTAATAGTGTTTTTAAGGACAATTAGGATGCAAAGTTTAGTGACAAAAATATACCCCTCCGTAATGAACTGTGTTGTTACGTTTTACATAATCCCAGATGGGTCGTATGAGTACTGGTCGGAGAGTGAAGTGTTTGATGAAAAGATGGATAGGTTCAGTAAATGGTTTAACGCAAAAGACAGAGGTGTTCAAATGCTATGCGTACAGTATGACGAAAATCATATTTTACGGAATGAATAGTTTATGTATATTTGCCATGTGGAACTTAACTTAATCTTCTCTAGTATAAAGAATGGCGGAAAGATACGCAGGGCGTGTTGGAAACAAGATGACTATATCTACCTAGAGATAGAGAAGTTAAACTCAATGTTCAGGTACCACTCGAAGGAGTTTAGGCTTCGCAGAGACTACAGCATACCAGCGACAGATATCCTAGCGACAGACTGGGAAGTATACCAAGAAATAAAATAAAATAAAATGGATAGTAAAAAAGATTCAAGACTAGTAAGAGCAAAGGTTGAGGGTTACAATAAACCAAAGAAGACTCCATCTCATCCAACGAAGTCACACATCGTTGTGGCCAAAGAAGGCGATAAGGTTAAGACAATACGATTTGGCCAGCAGGGTGTATCTGGGTCTCCGAAGAAGGAAGGCGAGTCTGAGGCGTATAAGAATAGGAGAGAGGCGTTCAAGGCAAGACATGCAAAGAACATTGCAAAGGGTAAGATGAGTGCGGCATACTGGGCAGATAAGGTAAAGTGGTAAATATAGATAAAGTAACATGGTAAAGCATTTATATACAGACGCAAATTATGAATATACTTTGGAAGTTATTTTTACTAATGATGTAAAGAAAACACTAAAGGCATTATTTAAAAGGTGGAAGATGAATGATGAGGCACTAGATGCTGAAGGTTTTACCGTATGTTGCAAGAATGACATTACCAAATATGCTTTGATTTTTGATTACGATAAACTTACAGATAACCTTATTAGTCATGAGGTGCTTCATATATCTTGCTTTATATTAGACGATAGGACTATTGACCTTGCAGGTGGTAACAACGACTACGAAAACTTAGCGTGGCTTAATGGACATTTGAACGATATGGTTAGACAGGTGATAGAGAAAGAAAAGATTACAATACATTCAACATTAATTAAATCAAAGACAAAAAAACTATGAGCAGAAAAGAATACCTGATTTCGCAGGAACACGAAACAGACCTAACACTAGAGTTAGCAGAGAGACTGCTAAAGGATAACTTTAACGCAAGCAATACGGTGGTAGTAACCGTGTCAACAGACTACTCGTCAAATGTTGGACAGCTGTTGCGCCATGCGTTGACAAAGAATGGTGAGATTTGCGATGGATTTGGTATAGACGTACCATACCCTGACGAGAAGTGGGATGATAAATACACATACGAGTTAGCGTCATTGTTGAGCCTGTATAGATACAAGATGCATGGCAAGCAGATACTACTCGTTGAGGCTGGAGTTATTAGGGGTTCAAACTATAGGTTTGTGGTAGACTGTATTAAAAAGTTAGACCAACAGAGCAAGGTATACACGCTGGCGTTGTTTGAGAACGAAGGTTCAGCGTTCAAGTCTGACTTCGTTGGAGACTTCTATGACAACGAAGTAGAAGACTTAACATTTTGGTGGGAGAAAGAAAACAATCACTGGGTAAATGGATAATAAACAAGAAGAACTTAACGAAGCAAAACAAAGAGCAGCTAACTATATGTCATTGAAAGGTGCATTAGAACCTATGGAAAATAAAAAAACAGCAATGCAAGAATTATTTGATAATTTAGAAGCAATTGATATAATAGTACCAAATGGAGTTAAACAAATATTCCTTAAAAAAGAGAAAGAGCAGATAGTAGATGCACATAGAAGAGTATCAGTAGGATTATATACAGATGCAGAACAATATTACAACGAAACATTTAAAAACAAACAATATGATAAAAAAAGGAACAAAGTTAATTAAAAAAGGATTCCCAGTACAGGACTTCACAGAGGGTAATAGCTATGAGGTAAGGAGTGTAAACGATGACGGGGTTATCGTAGTTTCAGACTTAGGATACGGTGTATCGTTCAAGCCTTATCTTTGGCAATACTTTTACCAACCAACAAGTGAGGAGTTAAAGTATTCCAGCAAAAATAAAGAACTAGTAGAGTTTTTAGGATGGTTAAAAAATGATGGATATATAATGGACTTTGACTACGAGCAGATAGCAGAATCATACACATCGAATAGAAAACCAACGGCAGCGATAGAGGTACTAACACACTACCAGCAATGGCGACTAGATGTCCATGATGACATTAAATACACATCGAAAGAGATAACGAATGCCATTGACAGCATACTAGAATACCTATATAAATTAAATTAAATTAAACAAAATGATAAACAGAGAAAAACTATCAGTAAGACTGAAACTAGAAATCGAAAACGGTAAGATGCTTCACCGTGCAGGGCTAAAGAAAGCATTAGAGCTAGTTGAAGGACTAGACGAAGACGAAGTGGTTGAACCAGAGACGCTAGCGATGGAGGTATATAACAACTTAATGGGAAGCGAAGACTGCGACTTACATGTAAGACACGACACGTTCTCAGACGCAAGCGGAAGCTGGGTAGCACTAGAGTCAGACGACTCGCCATACATGGTGTCATTAGACTTCTCTGGAGATGGAACAAGGCTAGAAAACGTACAGGTATTTAAAAAAACAAAAACAGTAGTCGAAGACGAGAAAAAAGTATTATAACATGGCAATAGTAAAACAAGTCCACTTTGGACAGGAAGCAAAAGACTCACTATTAAAAGGGATAAACACAATAGCAGACGCAGTAAAGAGCACACTCGGAGCAAGGGGTAACACCGTGTTAATTGAATCAGAGTTTCATGTAGGTGGGTTGACAATAACAAAGGATGGTGTAACCGTGGCAAACAGTATCAACCTAATGAACCCAACAGAGAACCTAGCAGTGGTCATGATGAAGCAGGCTGCCGACAAGACCGCAGTAACAGCTGGAGATGGAACAACGACTAGTATCGTCTTAACACAGGGTATAGTATTAGAGTCTGAGGATAAACTAAAGCCACACATGAACAAGACGGAGGTAATGAGACACATCCGTAAGGCGGCCAAAGAAGTTGAGAAAAAACTAGACGAAACATCTGTAAAGGTTAGTGGGGATACGTTAAAATACGTTGCCGCCATTAGTGCGAATAACGATGAAGAAATAGGGGGTATTATATCAGCTGCATACGAAAGCGTTGGTGATGGTGGAGTTGTTACTGTAGAGAATAGCACTGGTGCCAAGACGTACAGCACAACGATAAAGGGAATGAAGGTTGACAGGGGATGGGCAAGTAAGTACTTCATCAACAGCCAAAAGACACAGGAGTGTATCCTTGAAAACCCTTACATCTTGGTTGCAGACCTAGAAATCAACTTAGTGGCTTCAATAGAGCACTTGTTGATGCATGCCATGAGCGAGAACAGACCAATTCTAATCATCGGGGAGGTAAGCGAGCAGGTTCTTAATGCATTGAACACAAACGTGCAAAGAGGGATAATTAAAATATGTTCAATCATACCACCTAACTTTGGATACAAGAAGGGAGAGGAGATGGCCGACATCGCAGCGTATGTAGGCGGAAAGTACATCAGCGAAGGAACAGGTGATAACTTAGAGTTAGTTAAGACAACAGACTTAGGAAAAGCGAAGAGGGTTATAGTTGGATTAAAGCACACGATTATCATGACAGACGATGAAGCCAATGAGAAGTCGTTACCAGAAAGAATAGATGGATTAGAAATTGAGATGGCAGAGAAGGATAACATAGACGAGAAGAACTACATCGCATCAAGGATTGCAAACCTAAAGGGAGGTGTTGCAGTGATTACAGTTGGTGCAAACTCAGACATAGAGCTAAAGGAGAAGAGAGATAGAGTTGACGATGCTGTATGTGCAACAAAGGCAGCGATAGAAGACGGTATTCTATCTGGTGGAGGAATAGCTTTATACGATATCAGTAAAGAGATGGCATACGGAGACGATGAAGACGGTAGGGTTGCTTGGGCGATACTAAGCGAGGCTATGCAGTATCCATTCAGACAAATCTTAATAAATGCAGGGAAGGATGTAAAGAAGGCCGAGGAAGAAATGGTTCTTAGAGACTTAGGGTTTGGATACGATGTGAAAGAAGAGAGGTTTGGGAACATGATGGAGTTCGGGATTATCGACCCAACTAAGGTAACAAAGAGCGCACTAGAGAATGCTGTTAGTGTTGCAACGACTATATTGTCAACAAACTGCATTGTAACAAACGTAAGAGCAATAAATGAATAAGTTTTTTTTTAAATTTATAGGCATAAAGCCTGACGGTAAAGGGTTCTATAAATACAACCCATTAATTTGGGCAATTGTTGTACTAGCAAGTATAGCAAATGGCATTGGTGAGTGCATAGAATATTTTATAAACAGTAAAAATGAAATCTTAAGTAAATGAAAGCATTAGGGAAATACATAGTGATAAAAAAAATAGTAGAGGAGAAGACGAGTAAGTCTGGGTTGGTTTTAACAGCATCAGACTTGGCCGACTTGAGGTACTCTAAGGGCAAGGTTCAACTTGTTGGAACGGAAATTAAGTACATCAACGAAGGAGACATTGTTTACTACGACAAGGTAGCCGCATTTGATATCAGACTAGATGGTGTAATGCAATCAGTTATAAAGGAGAACGATGTCGTTGTTTGTACTCCTGATTAATTAAAGAAAAGTTATGCCTGTAGCCCTTAGCTCTTAGGGGTGTAAAGTTTGGCAATACACTATTCCTTTGGTAGAAATCATTTATAGGATTTTCACCAAGAAGCATTTTATAGAAATCGGTAACGATTTCTTTTGCTTTTGGGGATAGTCCATATATCTTAGTCCTCTTTGAGTCGGTATCCTTAAAAACATAAAGAAGTCCATTTTTCAGGAGCCACTTTAGTCTACCAAACCTATATGGAAGGATTTTCTGTGCCTGATTGAAGGTATCCTCGGTAAAATAAGACTCGTGGAATAGGAAGCAGATTAGCCCCAAGTCGTCTTCATTTAAGTCGTGTTTTGCCTTTATAGTAGATTTAATTAAAATTATGTACTTTAAGAAATTGTGTTTTTCTTTATCGTATCTCATATTTGACAAAGATATCATATATTTGCATAATGTCACTAGGTAGAACAGCGAAATTTTATAGGGATAATCCAGATGCCAGAAAACGACATAGGGAATATCAGGCAGAATACCAAAAGTCACCGTCTCAGGTAGCAAAGAGAGTTGAGTTGAATAAGTTTAATAGAGACAATGGAACGTATGGTAACGGTGATGGTAAGGATGCAGCTCATAAAAACTCTAAGCTAGTAGGATTCAAGAGTGCGTCTGCAAATAGAGGAGATAAAAACGACAGCGCTGGAGATAGAAGAGCTAGGGGTGGTAAAAAATAACTTAAAAAATAAAAACATAAAATGGCAGTATATAAACAACAATTAACAAACGGATACTCAAGGGCAACAAAGGTAAATCCATCTGATTCAGCATTTATACCTAACCCAGCACAAGGAAACAACAAGTCAGAATTAGCTTCATTAACTGGAACACTAACTAGTGGCTCTTTAACAAGTATAGCTATAGGTACTGCTGGTAAGGGATATATTGTACCTCCACAGATTGTTGTAGGTACCGAATGGGCAGCAAGCACTGCAATTACATCTGGAGCTCAAATATTTTATGGAGCTAACCTATACACTGTTAATGGAAGTGGGACTACATCTACAACTCCACCTACTGACACATCAGGTAGTACAATAACAGATGGAACAGCTACTTATAGATGGGTAGGTATAGCAGCTAAAGTAAGCGCTGTAATAAATGGAAACAATACAATTGGTGGCGCATTGACACTTGTTATAGATAACAAAGGAAGTAGTTATGCTTCAGCTCCAGCACTTACAATTGTTGGCGGAACATTTGCTCCAAATCTACCTGTTGAGGGTGCATTTATTCAGTGTTATAATACAGCTACATATCAAGTAAGAGTAACTACAATAGGAGGTGATATTGTAATATTTAAGCTTACTGCTGGAACCCAAACATTGCCAGTATTGGCAACTAAAGTATGGGATACAGATGGCGTAGGTGGTGCGTCAGGAACAGGAACAACATTACTTACAGACATAATCGCAATGTGGTAATATGGATATAAAACTTTCAAACTGGAACAAAGAGTCACACGCTACACTGGTAATGCTAGGTGGTATCGTTGCGTCTTTAACGGCATTTATGCCTCAATTCTTAAGTGTACTACACGAAGCCCCGTTTACGATAAGTAACGAGGTGGACAATTGGATTTTTTGGATTTTCAAAATGGCAACTGTGGCACTTGCTGGGTTAAGCATCTTCTATAAATCATCGCAGGAATAAAATGATTGACGTAATAATTGAGAAGATTAAGAACATTACACTACCAGTTGGTGTTATTTGGGGGTTATTAGGCGCAAATATATACATATTTGGCGCAAAGAATAGGTTTACATTTGGTCAAAAAATTTTAATAATACTAAACGGTGTTGTAGCTAGTTATTTAACTGGTATGCTGTGCGAACAGTATAGTATATCTACAGCTATGACAGCAGTTGCTGGGTATGTTAGCGGAATGTTCGGATACTCAATAGTTGTTCATGCAATAGAGAACCAAGCGAGTTGGATGCACTACTTTACGGTAAAGGCTAGCGAATTAATTGATACAATTGTTAATAAAATAAAGAAAACAATATCGAAATAACATTTTATTATAAATCAATGTATTATATTTGCGAATATGGATATAGAAAAAATACACAACGATGTTGTTATTGCTATAGGAAACGAATATAATGACAAGGACTTATTTGCAAAACATTTCAACATTGCAATACAAAGAGTAAAGCCAAATGAAAATGAAAACTCTATTCTGTATTCAGTTTTATACAGCATGCAGAATATGTTAAAAGACTATTCAAACAGCAAACCAAGAACTAAAGGTGGTAAGGTTGCTAGAGTTTTAGCTAAAATAGAAATAGCATTATTCCCATTCTTAAAGAATTTAAAAATAAAAATTAAATAATATGGAATCAAAAAATTTATTAAATAGCCCATTAGATATAGCAGTTTCGCAACTTGGCGTGTCAGAGCAACCTAAAGGAAGTAACTGGGGTGAATCAATACAAAAATACCTAGCATCTGTAGGCATTACATTCCCAGCCAGCTGGTGTATGTCTTTCGTATACTGGTGTGTAAACGAATACTGCAAGCAAAACAAAATTAAAAATCCTTTAGTTAAAACTGGTGGAGTATTGGCACAGTGGAATAAAATACCAGATGCCATGAAGGTGCAAACCCCAAAAGCTGGTGATATATTCATCATGGACTTTGGTTCAGGACATGGTCACACAGGATTTGTTTCATCGGTGAAAGGAAGTAGGATAAATACTATTGAAGGGAACTCCAATGACGAAGGAAGCCGTGAAGGCTTTGAAGTTTGCAGAAAGCCAAACGGTAGATTAATAAGCTCTTGCAAGGGTTTTATTAGGCTTACATTTTAATAAAAAAAATAAACAATATGGGTAAATGGACATCGTTTAATAGCGAGATAATTTCACTGCTTCAAGAAAACGAGGCCATGAGCAATCATCTATGTGCACAGACAATCTTAAAGACAGAAAAGTCAAAGGATGAAAGCATAGATGTCAATAGCCTAACACAGCATATTAGAAGACATAGGGCTGAGTTACTAGATAAAAACGAGGGTATTTATAACGCTACAGAAGAGTTAGATGTCCCGAATAGTAAGGTAAAACATCTGTGGGTTAAGACTAAGAATACATCGTTGTTTGTAAAAAACCCAGACTACAAGGACAACGAAGAAAATGATTACGAGTTATTAAGAGCAAAGTTACTAGAAGAGATAAAAGTATATGCACCTAGTATTGAGAAGATAGAAAGAGTACAAAGTACAGACGAGCATCTATTAGTATTAGACCCAAGCGATTTACATATCGGTAAGCTATGTTCATCTTTTGAGACAGGAGAAGATTATAACTCACAAATTGCTGTCAAAAGAGTAATGGAAGGTGTTAAAGGATTACTAAATAAAGCGTGTTCATGGAACGTGAACAAGATAATTTTCATTGGTGGTAACGACATTTTACACGTTGACAATCCAAAGAATACAACAACTAGCGGTACTTACCAAGACTGCGATGGTATGTGGTATGATAACTTTGTTATAGCTAAAAAATTATACATTGATATATTAACTTTATTAATGCAGGTAGCAGATGTACACTTTACTTACAATCCTTCTAACCATGATTTTTCAAACGGATTCTTCCTGTGTCAAACAATAGAGGCTTATTTCTCTAACTGTGAGAATATTACATTTAGCGTGGACATGAGCCATCGAAAGTATAGTGTGTATGGCTCAAACTTAATAGGAACTACTCATGGAGATGGAGCGAAGACAGCAGACCTTCCTTTATTGATGGCACATGAAAGCCCTGAATGGAGTTCTTGTAAGCATAGATACATCTATACGCACCATATCCATCATAAGATGAGTAAAGACTTTATGAGCGTTTGTGTAGAGAGCTTGAGAAGTCCTAGCGGAACCGATGGATGGCACCATCGAAACGGGTATCAGCATGCACCTAAGGCAATTGAGGCATTTATTCACCACAAAGACCATGGCCAAGTAGCCAGACTAAACCATATATTCTAACATGACACAATTAACTTTTACAACCGATTGCAAAGATGAAGCTAAGGTACTTTTACATGCAGTAGAAAAATCAATAGCTGTTGCAGACCTAAGAAATAATTTAAGATATAAATTAAAAGATACAGACTTTGGAGATTACCAAAACTTTATGGAGGAATTATATAAGGAAATCTGCGAAATAGATAGTATAGGACAATGATGGTTAGATGTAATAATAAAAAATGCAAAAAGAAGAATGTTTGCATGAGGTTTATAGAAGAAAAGAATAGTAAATCTATTGTTATGGAAATAGAGCCAGAGATTAATGATTCTGAAAATTTCAGGTGTGATAGCATTATTACATTTAAAAAAGACTTCAGAAAATACAGAACTATATTACAATTAAGATAATAGTCATATATTTGTAGCATGAAAGAAATACAAGATTATCAAGCTGCCACCAGTATAACTAACCTATCAAAGCTATTTGGTTCTGATGCAGATGGTAGTACTAAAAACTTTGTGATGTCAGACGTTTCAAAGTTTGCAAGAACGAAATCTGTAAAAACTATAAACGCTTCAAATGAAGTAGCTCTTTCTGACGCTAACAACATAATATACTGTACCCTTGCAAGTAATTCGGTGCTAAACTTAAACACAAACGCAACAGCAGCAATACCAGTTGGGTCTGAGGTAACAGTTGTAAAAACAAACCTGTTTACATTGTCTGTGTCACCTGCCGTTGGGGTAACACTAAACGGAGGCACATCTGCTATAACAACAACAACGTCTCAGGCATATATTGTTTTAACAAAGGTTGGAACAGATGTATGGATGTTGTCTCAATTATCATAGTAAATAAATAAAATTAAATAAAATATCATGAACGAAAAACTTACAGAAGAAGAATTAGCACAATTAGTAGAGGCTAGAGAGTCACTATATGTTTCACAGATGAAGCTAGGCGATGCACAATATAAGGTGCATTTAGCTACTATGGAGTTTCAGAAGTATGCAACAGACATAGAGTCTATTCAAAAAACATTATACGAGAAGTATGGTGACTTTGAATTAAATTTAAACACAGGAGATATTATTAGAGATGGAAATTAGGAAAATATCTGTAGGTTTAGACTGTAAAGACGGTGCCATGCATTACATCCACGGGCAGTCTATATTAAATGGCACCCATAAAATACATTTGATAAAAATGGATGAGTATGGATGCATAGTAATATGGATTGAAAACGACCAAAAGGAAGTTATGCAGTGGAAGTCTTTCAACATAAACATGCCAATATCAATTGAGTATAATATAAACTTTTAAAATATGCGTTCACCATACTGCTTCATGTGCAGGCCTGTTGGTGGAGTTAGATATGATTCGGTAAATAAAAGTGGCCTTGTTTTAAGCGCCTCTTTAGAAGACCATACTACCACTAATAGACAGGCGGAGATAATCTCACTTCCACTAAACTATTCTGGAGAGATTCAAGTAGGCGACATCCTGCTTGTGCACCACAATACATTTAGAAAATATTTTGATATGAAGGGAAGAGAAAAAAGCTCTCCTTCATTTTTTAAAGACGACTTGTTTTTAATATTCCCAGACCAATACTTTATGTATAGTAGGGATGGAGTTTGGTATGCGCCAAGCCCTTACTGCTTTATGTCATTGTGCGATGAGCCATTGACTGCTGTAGTTGAGTATCCAAACATAGACATGATAAATTCAGGAATATTGAAAGGCGATAAGGTGGTATATCAACCAGACTCTGACTACGAGTTCAGGATAGACGATAAGAAATTGTACAGAATGTTTAATCGAAATATATGCATACAACTGACCTAAGAGAAGAGATTATAAAAGCTGGAAGGATAGCTGTAAAGGAATTGATAAAGGTAGCCAAGGAGGCTATTATAACCAATGACGAAGACAATCTATCAGCTGATAAGCTAAAGAGCGCTGCACAGGCCAAAAGAATAGCAATAGAGGATGCGTTTGCTATACTAGACAAGATAGATGCGCAAGAGAGTGCTATTGGATTAAGTAACAACACTGCTGATATCAGAATAGTTGACACTAAAGGATTTGCAGAAAAGAGGTCATCTAAATAATGTATAAAATAGAAAAAGATATAGTTCCATCAAGCATAAAATCTTCCAGAAACTCTAGGGGGATGTGGACTTATGGATACAATAAAGAGTTTGATATAATTGTAATATCTAAGGATGGCACAATTGGCGATATCTATAACATAAACGATTTATTAATAGCCCTTCCAAAAGAAAAGAAGTGTGAAGCTAATGAAGAAGGTACATGGATTCCTCATGAGATACCAAAAGAATTAGCATCCATAAAATCTCAGGCAGAATGGAATGTTAGAACCAACGAGTTTAAATCAAAATACATAGACTATATAGAAGGAGAGTTTGATAAGAGAGCTAATGGGCACTGGTTTTTAAATAAAGGAATACCTACTTACTTAACAGGTAGTCACTACATGTACTTGCAGTGGACTAAAATAGACGTTGGATTGCCAGAGTTCAGGGAAAGTAATAGGATATTTTATATTTTCTGGGAGGCATGTAAAGCGGACAATAGATGCTATGGGATATGCTACCTAAAGAATAGAAGAAGTGGATTTTCATTTATGTCAGGTAGTGAGTGTAGTAACATTGGAACAATTACCAGAGATGCAAGATTAGGAATACTAAGCAAGACAGGTGGTGATGCTAAAAAACTATTTACAGAGAAAGTGGTTCCAATGGGGCTTAATTATCCATTCTTTTTTAGGCCTATTCAAGATGGTATGGATAGACCCAAAACGGAAATATCATATCGGGTTCCAGCAAGTAGGCTGACTAGGAAGACAATGTTTAGCACAGACGAAGAAGAATTAGATGGGTTGAATACAGTAATTGACTGGCAGGCTACTACAGACAATAGTTATGATGGTGCCAAGCTTAAGTTTTTGCTTCACGACGAAACAGGAAAATGGCTCAAGCCTGAAAATATACTAAACAACTGGAAAATAACGAAGACATGCCTGCGATTAGGTAAGAATATTGTTGGTAAATGTATGATGGGTAGTACCAGTAATGCGCTATCAAAAGGTGGAGCTGAATTTAAAGAGTTATTTGAGAAGTCAAACCCAAGAGTAAGAAATAATAATGGACAAACAACCAGTGGGTTATATGCATTATTTATCCCGATGGAATGGAACTTTGAGGGGTATATCGATAAATGGGGGTTCCCTATACTAGAGGTACAGAAAGGGAAATCTGTTGAAACTTCAGATGGAGAGTCTGTTTCTATAGGCGTAATAGAACATTGGAACAATGAAGTTGATTCACTAAAGAATGACTCAGACGCATTGAATGAACACTACAGGCAGTTCCCAAGAACAGAAAGCCATGCTTTTAGAGATGAGAGCATAAGTAGCCTATTTAACCTTACAAAGATATATCAACAGATAGACTACAACGAGGGGATGATAGAGGGCAGGGCTTTAACTAGAGGATACTTCAGCTGGTATAACGGAGAGAAGGATACAAAGGTTATTTGGACTCCTGATAATAAAGGAAGATTTTTAGTCTCATGGATTCCTCCAGCACATCTGCAAAATAATGTAGCCGTAAGAAATAATTTAAGGTACCCACTGAATGAGCATCTAGGTATTTTTGGATGCGATAGTTACGACATATCTGGAGTAGTGGGTGGTGGTGGTTCAAACGGAGCGCTACACGGGCTTACTAAGTTTCACATGGAACAAGTTCCTACGAACCATTTCTTCCTTGAATACATATCTAGGCCACAGACAGCTGAGATATTTTATGAGGATGTAATAATGGCAATTCACTTCTATGGAATGCAAATTTTGGCAGAGAACAACAAGCCTAGGTTACTATACCACTTAAAGAATAGGGGATATAGGCCATTTAGCATGAACAGGCCAGATAAGCCACTAGCAAAACTGTCAGTAACAGAGAGAGAGCTAGGTGGAATACCGAACACGAGTGAAGATGTGAAGCAGGCTCACGCAGATGCTATACAGACATACATAGAAAAATATGTTGGGTACGACTTAGACGGCACCTATAGAGACTCGGAAGATATTGGAGATATGTTTTTTAATAAGACCTTACAGTCTTGGGCTAAATTTGACATAAATAACAGAACTAAATTTGATGCTTCGATAAGTAGCGGACTTGCAATAATGGCTGGACAGCGCCATTTGTACGTTCCAAAGACTGAGAATACAAAAATAAGTATTAAATTTGCGAAGTATGACAATTCTGGTAGAACAAGTCAGATATTAAATAATGAGAGATAAAAAAAATATATCAATTCCGAGACAAGCATTCCCAAGTACAAATACAAAAGACTCAGTAAAAGCTACTAAAGAATACGGACTAAAAATAGGTCAAGCAATACAGCACGAATGGTTTCAGGAGGGCGGAGGTACTTGCAAGTTTTTTACTAGATGGACAGATTTCCATAACACTAGATTATATGCGAGAGGTGAGCAGCCTATTCAGAAATATAAAAAAGGTTTTGGAGATGACTTGTCACATATAAATATGGACTGGACTCCAGTTCCTATTATTCCGAAGTTTGTTGATATTGTTGTAAATGGAATGTCAGACAGAACCTTTAGCACAAAGGCTATAGCTGTTGATGCTATGTCTGCTGACGAAAGGAATAAGTATCAGCAAATGGTTAAGTCTCAAATGATAGCAAAGCCTGTATTAATGGCTATCAAGGAGAACTTTGGTGTTGATACCTTTAAGGTTAACCCAGATGAACTACCAGAAACGAATGACGAGCTTTCTTTGTTCATGCAAATGAAATATAAGCCAAGAATTGAGATAGCTGAGGAGACAGCTATTGATACAATTTTTGAATTAAATAACTATGAAAATCTAAGAGATAAGTTTCACTACGACTTAACAACTCTTGGTATTGGGATAGGTAAGCATACGTTTAATATTAATGATGGTATTAGAATTGAGTATGTTGACCCAGCAACAGTAGTACACTCGTACACAGAGTCTCCTACATTCGAGGATTGTTTCTATTGGGGAGAAGTTAAGACAGTGCATGTAAGTGAGTTGTTAAAACTAGACCCAGATATGGATGAAGAAGAGTTAGAGGAAGCGGTAAGAGGCGGACAAGAATTTGGAGACTACTACATAGGGATGTCAAAATATAGAGAAAGTGTTTTCCAGAAAGATACTGTTACATTACTATATTTTAATTATAAAACAACTAACAGCGTTGTCCATAAGAAAAAGAAATTAAATAATGGAGGAGAGAAGGTAGTTAAGAAAGACGATAGTTTTAATCCAGAGCCAAATGAGAATTTTGAAAAGATAGACAAAAAGATTGAGGTATGGTATGAAGGTGTAATGACGCTAGGGTCAAATATGCTTATCAAATGGGAGCTTTGCAAGAATATGGTAAGACCAGATGCCGCAATACAGAAGACATATTCAAACTATGTAGCATGTGCCCCAAGAATTTATAAGGGAGAGATTGAGTCTTTAACTAAGCGAATGATTCCTTTTGCAGACTTAATACAGATGACGCATTTAAAGTTGCAGCAGGTATTAAGCAGAATTGTTCCAGATGGTGTGTTTATAGATGCAGACGGTATTAATGAAGTTGACTTAGGGAATGGGGGTTCATATACTCCAGAGGATGCATTAAATATGTACTTCACAACTGGTAGTGTTATTGGGCGTTCATACACTCAGGATGGTGAATTGAATCATGGTAAGATACCTATCCAAGAGTTAAATAGCAACAATGGACAAGGTAAAATAAACAGTTTAACTAGTACTTATAATCATTACTTAGGTATGATTAGAGATGTGACAGGTTTAAACGAAGCAAGAGATGCAAGCACTCCTGACCCCAACAGTTTAGTTGGACTTCAAAAGTTAGCTGCTGCAAATAGTAATACAGCGACTAGACATATATTAAATGCTAGTGTATATATTACAAAGATGCTTAGTGAGGCTATATCGTATAGAATTTCTGATGTGTTAGAATACTCTGACAATAGAGAAGAGTTTGCAATGCAGATTGGGAAATATAACTATGATATGCTAGATGAGATAAAAGCATTGCCATTGCATAGCTTTGGAATTTTCTTAGAGGTATCACCAGACTCAGAGCAAGAAAATCAATTAGAGAACAATATCGGTGTTGCATTGAAAGTAGGGCAGATTAATCTTGAGGATGCTATTGACATCCGAAACATGAAAAATATAAAGCTTGCTAACGAATTATTGAAGCAAAGAAGAAAGTCAAGAGATAAGCAACGAATGGATGAGCAGAAGCAGACTATGGAACAGCAAACTCAAGGTAACATCCAATCAGCACAAGCATCTAGCCAAGCAAAAGCTCAGTCTCTACAGATTGAAGCACAAGTTAAAATGCAAGTAATTCAAGCTCAATCTCAGGCAGACATGGCTAAGATGGAAAGAGAAGCTCAATTAAAACTTGAGTTAATGAACCAAGAGTTTGAAATGCAGATGAGATTGAAGCAAGCAGAGATAGAGTTGGTTAATGGAAGAGACATGAAGAAGGAAGAAGCTAAAGATAATAGAACAAAAATACAGGCAACACAGCAATCAAAATTAATAGAGCAAAGACAAAACAAAGCAGCGTCTGTAGATTTTGAGTCAAACGAGGATTCTTTAGACGGATTCAGTCTAGGTGAGTTTGAACCGAGGTAGTTGTTTATGTATGATATTAGTCATATATTTGCTAAAATTTAATATAATATGGAATTTACTAACGTAAAACTAGTTGACGATGAAGAAAAATCATTGTCAGAAAAAGAAGCTGATGTAATTGCTGCTGCAAAAGAAGAAGAAATTGCTATGGAGTCAGAGCCTGAAGTAGCAGAAGAATCTGAGGCAGAAGCAGAGTCAGAGCTCAATGAAACAAGTGTTCTTTCATTTATTAAGAATAAGTTTAATAAAGAAGTAAGTTCTTTAGAAGACTTATTTAACGAGAAAAAAGAAGCAGTAGACTTACCCGAAGATGTTTCGATGTACATGAAGTACAATAAAGAAACAGGGCGTGGGTTTGAAGACTTTATAAAAGCGAATAGGGATTTCACACAAGAAGAACCTACAACTTTACTTAAAGAATACTTGGCTATTATGAATCCAGAGCTTGATGAAGAAGACATGGAGTTCGAGATGGAGAAATACGAGTATGACGAATTTGATGAAAAAAAAGAAATAGCTGCTAAAAAAGTAGCTTACAAAAAAGACCTTGCGGAAGCAATTAATTACTTTAATAAACAAAAGGAGCAGTACAAAATGCCAGCAGCGTCTGTTGGAACTGGATTGCAAGAAGAGGAAAAAGAAGCGTATGAATTGTTTAAGCGGACACAATCGCAGGTGGCGACCTACGAGGAAGAGAATAATGCAAAAGTTGAATATTTTAAGCGGAAAACTGATGAGTTGCTTAATGAGAAATTTAAAGGTTTTGAATTTCAAATTGATGGCAAAAATTTAGTATATAAACCTTCAGATATTGCTAAAATCAAAGAGCAGCAGTCTAACATTGGCACATTTATTAGTAGCCATGTTGGAGAAAACGGATTGCTTAAAAATGCAGAGGCTTACCACAAAGCGATGGTGATGGCTTCTAACCCAGACATGATGGCTAAATTTTTCTATGAGCAAGGGGCAGCAGATGCTACCACAAACTTTGCAAAAGATAGTAAAAATATAGATATGTCAGGAACTAGAAGTTCACCGCAATCAATTTCAAAGGGTGGCATAAGTGTTAAAATGGTTGAAGATGACGATGATTATTCTCTGAAAATAAGCAGCAACAGAAAATAATTAACAATTAAAAACAAAAAACCAAAAAAATGGCAGGTACATTATCATTATCACCTACTTACGGATTAACGCCTACAGCGCAGAAAATCCCAACAACAACAAACTATATTAAGGACTTCCAGTTTCTTAATCAATACTTACCAGAGCAGTATCAAAAAGAATTTGAGCGTTATGGTAACAGAAGCGTAGCATCATTCTTGAGAATGTTAAGCGCAGAGATTCCATTTGCATCAGACTTAATTAAATGGTCAGAGCAAGGTCGTTTACATACAAAATATAATAACGTATGGACAACGAATGCAGCAGGTGCAACAGCAACAGCGCAAGTTTTTAACTGCCAATCAGGAACTGTATGTGCATTCCGTGTTGGACAGACAGTATTTATTTCTCAAAATGCAGGAACTGCAACAAATAAAGGTGTAATCACAGCAGTATCAGGTGCTACATTTACAGTTGCTTACTATGAAGCAAGTCAAGCTATTGTGGCAGGTACTTCAACTACTAACCTATGTACTGCATTTGTTTATGGTTCAGAGTTCCAAAAAGGTACTTCTGGAATGGCAGGAAGTTTAGAGGCTCAATCTCAATTCTTCGATAACAAACCAATTATCATTAAAGATAACTACCAAGTTAGCGGTTCTGATATGGCTCAAATAGGTTGGGTAGAAGTATCTGACGAAATGGGTGGTTCAGGTTACTTATGGTATTTAAAATCATCTCATGAAACTCGTACTCGTTTTGAAGACTACTTAGAAATGAGCATGGTTGAAGGTAAGCCAGCAGAAGCAAGTTCTGGAGCATTAGCTACATTAAGTCCATCTACATCAACTATTACTGGTGGTGCTACTGGTACTACTAGTGCAGGTACTAAAGGTTTATTCTATGAAGTAGAGAACAGAGGTAACGTGTGGAGCGGTGGTAATCCGAACACATTAAATGACTTCGATGCAGTTATTCAAAGATTAGACAAGCAAGGAGCTATTCAAGAGAATGCAATTTTCTTAAACCGTCAGTTTAGCTTTGACATTGACGACATGTTAGCTGCTCAAAGCGCAAGTGCTATGGGTGGTTCTAGCTTTGGTTTATTTGACAACGACAAAGAGATGGCATTAAACTTAGGTTTCTCTGGTTTCCGTAGAGGTTACGATTTCTATAAAACAGACTGGAAATACTTAAACGATGCTCAAACTCGTGGTGACTTAGTAGCAGGTAATGTAAATGGTATTTTAGTTCCAGCAGGTTCAACTAATGTTTATGACCAAGTTTTAGGCAAAAATGCTAAACGCCCATTCTTACACGTTAGATATCGTAAGAGTGAGGTTGAAGATAGAAAATACAAATCATGGGTTACAGGTGGTGCAGGTGGTGCAACTACTAGTGACGTAGATGAAATGAGAGTTAATTTCTTATCTGAAAGAGCACTTTGCGTATTAGGAGCTAATAACTTCTTTATCTTTAAAAACTAATAAATAACAAATAATAGTGGGCGACATTAAATTGTTGTCCACTATTACTTTAAATTAAAATTAAATAAAATGAAATCAACAAAAAAAACACAAGTAGGAAAAGACAAAACGTATGTATTGATGAGCAGCAGCTCTCCAATATGTTTCATGTTACAATCAAAAAATAGTAAGAGTTCACCATTGCTGTACTTCGATGAAGAGACTAATGAAAACAGAGCATTAAGATATGCTAAAAATCAAAAGAGTCCATTTGAAGACGAGCAAGATGGTAACGCAATACTAGAGCATGTAATGTTTGAAGATGGGTCGCTTCATGTGCCATACACAAACCCAACACTACAAAAGTTCTTAGACATCCATCCAGCCAACGGTTCCTTATTTAAAGAGTTAGACCACGAAGCTATAGCAAAGGATGAAAAAGATGCTTTATTAAAGGAGATAGATGCATTGGTTACCGCTAAGGGATTAGAAGTATCAGTTGCAGAGTCTATTTTAAGGGTATATGCTGGGGCAAATGTAGATAGCATGACTACGAGTGAAATAAAAAGGGACATATTGATATACGCCAAGAAAAGTCCTAGAGAGTTCTTAGAAGCCATAGAAGACCCAACGCTAACATTAGACAATACTGTAGCTAGGTCATTTACTGATGGTATATTCATAACAAAAAACAATGGTAGAGATATATATTATAACTTAGAAAACAACAAGTTGAAGTTATTGACAATACCTTCTGGAGAAACAGCAGAGCAAGCATTAAGTGCGTTCTTCTTAACACCAAAGGGACTTGAAATAATGAAGATGGTTGAAAGTAAGTTGAATTAATTATCTTTGCATAACAACTTAACAATTTTAAAAAAAATAAAAAATGAAAAGATTAATTTCGTTGCCTTTAGCGGCAGCCCCATTTAAGGCTATTATAGGAACAGACAATATAGCATTAATTACATTCCCATCAACAAGTACAGTGGTTATAACTTATGCTGGAGCTGTTACTGCTACATTTAAAACAACTATTACATTCACTAATGCAGACAGTACCTATGCTTCTCACAACTTAGTAGCAAAAGCAATTAATGATACATATAGTAATGCTGCAAGTCCAGCTGGTATTTATGAAATGCCTCCATTAGCAATAAATACAATTTCAACTGTAGCTTACGCTTAATAATAACACTTAAATAATGACAACATTAAAGCCCCTATTTTTATAGGGGTTTTTTTGTTATCTTTGCTGCCTATGATTGACAAAGTTAGACAGTCCGTATTGTATATCTTAAACAAGGATAACAATGGATATATTACTCCACAGGAGTTCAATCAATATGCAGGCATGGCTCAGTTAGATATTTTTAATAAATATTTTGTTGACTATGAGGAAGCCAAGCAGATGCTAAAGAATGGTAAGGCAAGCGATAACTATGCTGACACCGTTAGAAAGATAGAGTATAACATAAACGTATTCTTAGAAAATATATTAATAAGCAAAGAATCAGATACAGCTACTGCCATTGCTGCAATAAATGCAGGCACGGTATCAAGTATAGCTATAGCAAATAGCGGTGCAGGTTATTCTTTAGCTCCAAATGTATTTATCGGTAGCTCTGGTTCGGTAGCGTTTGCTGCAAATACGAGTGTTGTAAAGGGTGCAATGCTATCTAGTGGAACGAATTTTTTCATCGTAATTACGGCAGGAACCACAGGTGCTAACATTACAAGTTTTGACAAGAATAATAACTTTACAAATGGGTCAGCAGTATTAAAGTATGTAACAGTATCAAACGGTGCTGGTTCAGGTGCCTTAGCAACAGCAAGCGTTGACACGAAGGGTAACATTTCAAACATTATAATAACAAACGCTGGTTCTGGTTACACATCGGCTCCTACGGTTACGATTGCAGCAACCAGTATAGGTAAGGGTTATGCGTTGCCATCGGATTGGTTCTTTATCGACAACCTATTCTTAGGTAACAATGAAATACAAAAGGTTAGTCCTAGAGAGTTAGCTCTATTGTTAAAGTCTCCAAGTGTTTATCCATCTACTGAGTTCCCAGTGTATAACCAGAAGGCATCATTAATGGAGGTTTATCCTAGCTCTATAACATCCGACATAGAGTTATATTATATTAGATATCCAAAGTATCCAAACTGGACTTACACTTCTATTGCAAATGGAGAGCCTATATATAACCCATCCATTTCAGGGTTCCAAGACTTCGAGTTATATGATGAGGAATTTACCAAGCTAGTTACAATTATATTGCAGTATTCAGGTGTACAGATAAGAGAGACACAGGTAGTGCAACTAGAGGCACAGCGTGAAGCAATGTTAAACAAAAAATAATAAAAAATGCAAGATTCAGTATATTATGGAGATAGTTCAAATTTTGGGAGCTATCAATACCTACCACTAACCGAAATAGTTTCTAACTTCCTGTTGCAAAGTACAGGAGATAACTTCATCATTAACAATACGAGCAGATTTAGCGTAGTATTTTGTGCGAAGAGAGGGATACAAGAGTTGCACTATGATGCAGCAAAAGAAACATTATCATTTGAGGGGGAAGTATCTTCTTCATTAAAAATGGTTATGCCATCTGATTTTGTAAATTACATAAAAGTTTATAGAGAAGTAAATGGTAATCTAATACAACTTGAAGAGTCTAATTCAGTTATAAGCGCTAGAGAAATGCTGAGAGACTCTAATGGCGATACAGTATACGACTCAAACGGTAATGCTGTTTTAGTAGACAGTGACTTAGACTTAGCTAGGATTAATGGTGACGCTCAACAGATGTCTCCAGAAGGGTATTTAGGGTGGTTCATTAATAATGAGTGGTATTACCCTTATAACTATCCATTGCTTGGAATTGATATGGCTAAGATTGACTTTAACCCTACGTTTAGATTAGACAAAAAAGCTGGAGTAATTAACTTCTCTAGTGGCATGTCTGGAGAAAAAGTGGTTATAGAATACTTTAGCGATGGGATGAAGGCAGACGATGCTGACATAATGATACATAAAATGGCAGAGGAATATCTGTACATGTATATCAAGTGGGCATTATTAAATGGGAAGAGCGGCATCCCAGAATACGTTGTGAATAGAGCTAGAAGAGACAAGATGGCCGCACTAAGAAACACTAAAATAAGATTAGGTAATAACAGCCCTAGTAAGTTAAAAAAGGCTTTAAGAGGCGCATTAAATTGGATAAAGTAGTATGAACATAGTAAACACATTTACAGGAGCAAGAATGAACAAGGACATTGACGCTAGGTTAATTCCTTCAACAGAGTATATAGATGCACTGAATGTAGATGTTATAAATTCTACTGATGGTAATAAGAATGGAGTTTTACGAAATTCAAAAGGTAATAGAAGATTAGAAACGCCAACTGGCACAACAATAGACGTAAAAACAGTGGCAGGTGCAGCATTGACAAACCCTGTGACAATAGGGGTATGTAAGTATGAGCCGAATAATGCTATTTATTGGCTCATAGCTTCCGACACAGAGGATATAATTGTTGAGTACATAGACAGGCCAGATACAGTAAGCGCTGTCACCGCTGGACTTTATGGAGTTGTTGGAGACATGACTGTGATACTTCGTGCTGCCAAGGCTGCTCCTACGACAGTTAGTTTGTTGGGGTTTAATAAGAGCTACTTAATATCAGGTATAAACTACTTTAACGGATTCCTACTATGGACAGATAACCTATCTGCTCCAAAAATGGTAAACATTGCAGACGCTAAAAACTGGACTGCAACAAACTTCGCTTGGAATATAGACGACATTAGTGTTATTGTAAAGCCTCCTGTAAGTGCGCCTTCATTGTTTTTAAAGAATGATACAAATATAAAAACAAATACAAAGAATAAGTTCTTGTATTTTTCTTATAGATATAAGTATGTAAACAGCCGATGGAGTGCTATGGCACCGTTCAGTAAAGTCGGGTTCTTTCCATCTGCATTTGCTTACGACCAGAATGCAGAAGCTAATGTTGGGATGCAGAACATATACAACTCTATTGACATAACAGTAAACACTGGCGATAGACAGGTTACAGATATACAACTATTGTTTAGAGACACATCGTCAAACAATGTATATATAATAGAGACAATAAACAAATCACACCCAATACTACAGACGGGTACTATTGCAGACAATACTACGTTTACATACAAGTCTTTTGACAACAACAAAATATATACTGCACTACCAAGCAGACAGCTGACTAGATTATTTGATAATGTTCCTATAAAAGCATTAGCACAAGACATTATAGGCGGCAGATTAATTTATGGTAACTATACTCAATTCTATGATTTAAAAACAAATTTTAATAGTTTAGTATTGCCTAACTATACTGTATCTATAAACTCTACCACTATAGCAACTGCTGCTCCGCCTGAACCAAGCTTGAAGACAGGTAGAGATTACGAAATAGGACTAATGTATTTAGATGACTATGGCCGTATGAGTACTGTCTTAACATCGCCAAAGAATACAATCCATTTGCCATATAGTAAGGCTGGGAATAAAAACTCATTAATTCTTGATATAGCACATTTCCCTCCGAAATGGGCTACTAAATATAGGGTTGCAATTAAGCAGTCAAAAGATTCATACTATAATATATACCCAAGAGTGGCATATTTAGATGGAACTGGTACTTGGTTTAAGATAAGTAATAGCGATGTAAATAAAGTAGCAGCAGGAGACTATGTTATTATAAAAACATTGTATACTGGAGTAAGCGGAGATAGTAAGGAGTATAAGGTACTGGAAATTTCTTCAAAAAATGTAAATGAAATAATACCAGCTAATAGTGGAGGTAGTCTTGCAGGAACTTACGTAAAGTTAAACTATACGCAATCGATAACAGCTATGAGTACATATAGTTTTACCAATACTGGATTCCAATTTAATACTATGATTCCTAACCAAAATACAATATTTGGTTCAACTTGGATATCTGCTGCAACTAAGATAAATATAGATTCTTCTCCATGTGTACTATATAGGGCTAATGGAACATCATTTAAAGGCGCTTCAAGTGGGGCAGACTACATTAAGGGCGTATCGCCAAGTAAAGATATAAGATATATAGTAGAGTACGTTGGAATAATCGGAGGAAATCACTGTGTAAATTATAGAGAGTTCCCAAGTCAAACAAATACAAATATAAATCCAGTTGCTATTAGGAATGTTTCATCTGGACAACAAGTTCCTGTTAGTTTACTATCCACATCTATGCCTAATATTATAATAGGTACATTGAAAATTTATCAAACACACCAATTACAAGTTGGTGACTCTTGGAGAGTTAATGTATATTCATTATTTTTAGGTACAACTATTGGGGGGAATAGTATAAATAAATTATCTTCTGCAATAAATACAGACCCTTTAAAAAAAGAAATAACAGGCGGAACTTTAATAGAGTTCCCATTTATAAGAGATGGAAATACAAATTCAAATGGATATGTAATAACTCCTCCGCAATCTTTTATAGCTACTAAAACGTATGTTGATATTCAAGAGTGGTTCTGGGAAGATGGTGCATATCTAACATTTAATCACTTATACCTTAATAACGCATCGTTAGGATATAAAAATGTATTTTTTAGGAATGCATTACCTACAATATTAAATAGCTTTAACCCAGTACAATCAAATCAGATATTTGCAACAGCAGCTAGTTCTGCAAATGCTAGTGTTTTCATGATAATAAGTAGTGGTGGTAGTGGAATATTTAGCAATGCTGTAGCTGGTGATATGCAGGTTGATATTAAAATAACATACCAAAAAAATGTGTTATGCTTAGAAACCGCACCAAAAGATACTGATAGCAAGATATTCCATGAGTGTAGTGAAGATTTCCAAATATATCAAAGTGGATACAATAGGTGTCATACTGGTGATATTCAGAACCAAACAGCAATACAACATGCTCAATTAACACTTCCATTGACATTTAATTGTTTTGCATTTGATAATGGCGTTGAGTCAAATAGAATTAGAGATGACTTTAACGCACCGACTATGGAGTGGTCACCTAGAGTAAACGCAGTATCTGAAGACTATGGCCAGCAAGTACAGTCTGAGAGCTTAACCTATAGTGGAGTATACAGAGCCGATAGTAACGTAAATAACTTAAATGAGTTTAATTTATCTATTGGTAACTTTAAAAACCTAGAGAAATCATTTGGCTCTATACAAAGAATTAAGTCAAGAGACAACGACTTGGTTGTAATGCACGAGGACAAGATAACAAAGGTGTTGTTTGGTAAAAACTTATTAAGCGACTCAACGGGTGGAGGAACCGTGTCTTCTGTTCCAGAGGTTTTAGGAACACAGATATCGTATGAAGGTAACTACGGGATAAGCAAAGACCCAATGACGTTTAGTGAGTATGCTGGTGACATGTGGTTTAGTGACGTTCAGAGAGGTGTGTTACTAAGACTAAATAATCAGGGACTATTCCCAATAAGTAAAAACGGTATGCAGTCATTTTTTAACACTAGGTTTGCTGCTGATTACTCTACTAAGAAAATAGGCGCATTTGACCCAGTAAACAAGAGGTACATGTACACAGATACGTCTGTAAAGATAACCAAGCAACCAAACACTATAATCATTAATTCACCTGTAGTTGACGCTATGGGTAGTTCATTAGGAAGCTTTTTGAACAACCCAATACTTTCGTCTTCAAACAACAATCCAATACCATAATGAGTAAGATAATATTAGACACCGATGTATCATGGAAAATAGAAACAAATGTTGGGTGGGTAACAGGCTTGCCAAAGGTAGGGACAGGGTATTTTGAGTACACTCCAATTTTTAGTGATAATGCAGGACAGTATGCTAGGACTGGAAATATAACTATAACATACTATACCCCAACACCAACAATTGAGGTTATCCCAGTGACACAGACTGGGATAGGTGGATATCGTAATGCTAAAATATTTGTAGTAGGGCTAGAGGAAGATAGTGACTTCCCAGTACGGATATCAACAAATGTTAGTGATTATATAAATTATTTCTCACCAAAGTGTAACACAGAGTTAGACATTAGTGGATTCATGGGAAGTCAAACTATCCCTAATGATAAAGAAATTCTTCAATTATCACTATACAATGTAGGAAGTCAAGATGGAGGGTATAAGCCATTCCTTCACCAATTGAACCATGCTTATTTTATAGAAACAAATTCACTATGTACTACTTATGATGAAGTTTATGACCAAGGTGCAGTAGAGTTGGATTTAACTTACAATGGAGATGATGGTTATTATGTAGATGCTACATTTAATGAAGGATATGACTATGCATACTTTGTTTTAGACTATAGGAATCTAATCCAAAACAACTCTAATATAACTATAGATGATTTAAGTACATCACTTACTACTAACTTTTTGCTTGGAAGTGATAATGGTGGGGCTATAGTATACAGTGAAGTATTAATAGGAACAAATGATGTTACTTGTCTTCAAGAGTTAGTCTATGACGGACAAAAAGTATTTGAAAAAAATAGTAGTGGAGGTAGTTCCATTAAATTTGTTAACAATAACAGAGAAAATTTTTATTCAGTGTTATCGCTAAGTCCTAATACGCTAGGCAGTTCGTTTAGCGGATGGACTCCTTATATATCTGTAACCAAAACTGCTTTAAGTGCAGTTACATTGAGTAATACCAAAAGGGATTATTACTACGATTGTTTACCTGACACACCAACGGTAAGTTATTACCATACGATGTATGGAAGTATCCCAGATGTAGGGACTCAGCTATATACCAACCCAGCATATAACATACCTACGTTTGTATCAGGATGGTATAGAAACTCAACCTATGCATTTAATTTAAACTCAGCAGGGGTAGTCATAGAAAGAAGACTACTAGCTTGTTCAGAAGCTGGAATCCCTGTATTAACAGCAGAAACTTTTAATATAGAAAATGGAAGTGATGTTGAGTTTAAGATAGTAGCAACGAATAATCCATATAAATATAGAATAACAAGCGTGTACACGGATGTGTCTGTATTAGGCGGAACGACAGGTGGAAGTTGGGACTATACAGATACAGAGGGGGCTACTAGTACAGTTAATGTGGGAATAGGAGAGACCGTTATCGTTGCAGGTAACTACAGTACGTTTACTCGAACTAGAGGAAGCGACTCAACGATAGTAAATGGAGGCCAAGCAGCATTAGATGGGATATTTGTGACGGATGATGGTGTAATAAAAATAGGCTCAGATGTAGGAGGGACATTTAGCGCTGTTGTGGTCGCAACAAACTGCGTAGGGAATAGTGCTAACAGGACATTTACGTTTATCGTTAGTGCTCCACCAGTAGTGCCACCTACTGATGTGTGTTGTACTTCAGGTATTCCAATAGGTGGGACAGCAGGTCAAATACTTTCTAAGATAGATGCCACTGATTATAATACACAATGGATTGATGAAGCACCAGCAGCGTCTTTCACATCGACAGTTAAGCATCAAGTAAAACTTGGGTTAGCTATTGCCAAAGGGCAAGCGGTGTATGTAACGGGTGCGGATGGGACTAATATGGTTGTTGGTAAAGCTAGTAATACTAGCGAATCTACTAGCAGTAAAACAATGGGGTTGCTTGAAACAGGCGGAAGTACCAATGCGCAAGTAAACGTAATTACAGAAGGTTTACTTACTGGGCTAAATACATCTGCTGCAACTATTGGCGACCCTGTATGGCTAGGGGTTGGTGGTGCATTAATTTATGGACTTGTAAATAAGCCATACGCACCAGCACATCTAGTTTTTATAGGAATAGTAACTCGTGTAAATTCTAGCAATGGTGAGATATTCGTAAAGCCTCAAAACGGGTTTGAATTAAGAGAGATACATGATATTGATTTGATAACCAATGCACCAACTAACAACCAATTATTATCTTATGATAGTTCAACTGGGTTATGGGCGAATAAAAGTGTAACTACTGCTGATATTGCAGCAAGTACCAATAAGAATTATGTTACAGATGCGCAAGCTACTGTTATTGGTAATACTAGTGGAACGAATACTGGTGATAATGCAGTAAATAGTTTGTATAGCGGACTAGCTGCAAGTAAGCAAAATACCTTAACTTTGACAACTACTGGAACAAGTGGCGCAGCTACATTAGTTGGTGCTACTTTAAACATCCCACAATATAGCGGTGGTGGTTCAAGCGCACCAGCAATAAGAAAAGCACAACCAAGAATAACTAGAGAAACATATTATTAAAAAAATTAAACAATGGCAGCAGGAATAGACCCAATATATGTAGCAATCCCAAAGATAGGATTTGGTGCAAATTTAACCACAGCTAATACAGCAACAGATGGAACTGGAACGGTATCTACTTTAATGACAGCAGGTTCTAATGGTGCATTTGTTGAAAAGGTAGTAGTTAGACATTTAGGAACTAATGTACAAAGTGTATTAAGAATATTTATTAATAATGGTAGTGCTAATAGTACAGCTAATAATAATAGACTAATTAGAGAGGTTACAATACCAGCTAATACATTAACGCAAACGGCTGCAAGTTTAGCTATTGATGTTCCTATTAACATACCTTTACAAGCAGGCTATACTTTAATAGCAACAATAGGGACTACTATAGCAGCAGGAATAGCTTTAACTACAATATACGGAGACTACTAATGACTGGACTTTCATATAAAGATAATTTTAGCCGAGTATTTGACTATACTGGTGAGATAGAAGCATTTGTTATTCCTAAAAATGCAACTTTTTTGCATATATGGGCAATAGGTGCAGGAACTAATGGTGGTGCAGGTGCATCAAGAACCGCAGGAACAGCAGGCGGTGGCGGTGGCGGAGGTGCTACTGGTGCAATAGTAACCATGTTAATTCCTACTAGGTTTTTACCATCTACTTTATACATCGTAGTGGGTAAAGGCGGTGGGCTTAGTACAGATGGTTATACTAAAGTAATGCTTAGGAGAGGTGATACTTTAGGTGTTATAGTCGCAGATAGTTTATTATTAGCAAATACAGGCTCAACTAATGGTGGTGCAGGTTCAGCAATTGCAGCAGGTTCAGCAGGTGGAACAGCAGGGTATTTCTTAGGGAATAACTTATATGCAGGGTTAGGAACTTTAACTATTACAGCAGCTCAAGCAGGTAGTGCAGGTGGTGCAATAACAGGTCAAGCAGGATTTATTAATTCAGCTTTTTCTGGCGGTATGCCATTTTCTGGTGGTGCAGGTGGTGCAGGATGCACTACAACAGACTTTGCAGGAGGTAGTATAAATCCTACCAGTACTGCACAACAACAATCTGGAATTACATTAGCAGGTGGTGGTAGTGTATTTGGCATTTATGATGGTCTAAATGGATTACAATTTGAAGAGCCATTTACTTGCTATGGTGGTTCTGGTGGTGGTTCTAATAATAGTGGAACTGGTGGCAAAGGTGGAGATGGTGCTATCGGATGCGGTGGCGGTGGCGGTGGCGCAGGTGTAACAGGTGGTGCAGGTGGGCGTGGTGGTAATGGCAGGGTGGTTATAACATGGTTTTAAAATAAAAAATAAATATACAAAAATGGAAAATTTACAGTACCAAAAAGAAGTAAGCAATTACATAGACAATTTAGTAATCAAATTACAAAAGGATTGCCCTGAAAAAAGCATCTCAAGAAACCAATTTAAAAATGCTGTGCTAACTTTTACAAGTGAAAAGGAACTAAATGATTACTTAGTTTTTTCAGCTACGCAAGCGGTAAGTATCAAGGATGCATTTATTTGTGCTGATGCTTTTTTTGAATTACGTTGGGCAAAATTAGTTGAACTAATAGACAGTATTTAATGGCATATACAGTAGCATATCAGCCCTCGGTAGATGGATTTACTTCGTTCTATAGTGGCATACCAGAGATGATGATTGGTATGAATAATTATTTTTATACCTTTAAGAATGGTCAAATATGGAAAGAATATCTTGGTATAAGGGGTAACTACTATGGGACTCAGTATGGTAGCTCTATCAGAATATCACAAAACAATTCACCAAACGAGGTGAAGATTTTTAAGACTATATCTTTTACGGGTGATATTACAGAGGGCGAAATATCGTCATCGTTAATGACAGCGTATCTTGGGGACAGGGCATACACAGGGTATATATCGGCAAATGAGTTTGTGAACAAAGAAGGTGAGCTATTTTGTAGCATTAGAAACAACTCTGAAGGCACAGCAGAGACTGGGTCAACAATGGTCGACAAGGGTGTTGGAGTGTTGGCTGCAATAAAGGCAACTAACTCATACGAGATTATTACCAATGAGTCATTGACCATTATAACTGGCATCAACTCTACATCTGGAACCACACTGTTTTACTATAGCGGAACAACGCTTAATGTCATAGGGTATATATCTAGCATGGAAAAAACGAATAGTGGTTATATCATAAACACCTATGCATCTGCATTAACCCCAACGGTAGGAAGCATAATCGGAACACGGGTAAGTTCAAAGATTGAAAGCTACGGACTTAGAGGCAACTACAATATATTAGATATAAATATCAACTCCACAAATGCGGTGGAATTATTTTCCGTTCAGTCGAATATAATCAAATCTTTTCCTTAAATTTGCAGGAATGTACTCCAGAAAATTACAGCTTGAAGATTACGAGGTGTTGGTTAAATGGTGGAAAGAGTGGGGATGGACAGTAGCGCCATCTCTTGAAATGCTTCCCCCGTTAAACACACATGGCGTAATGATATGCGATAAAGATGGTAGTATCTGTGCAGGGTTTGTTTATGAAACTAATTCAGCGTTTTGTTGGTTTACGTTTCCTATATCAGACCCATCAATCAGAGGGTTTAGAAGAAAGAGTGGTGTACGTCATTTAATAATAGCCTGCGAAGAATTAGCTAGAGAACTAGGATTTGCTTATATTTACAGTAGTATTAGAAATCCAAATATGATAACACTACAAAAACAGCTAGGGTTTTCAGAAGGCGGAATAAATCACACAGAATTAATAAAAAAAGTAAATTAAAATGGGAGTAGAATTAGCAGCCGTAGGGCTAGGACTAAGCGCAATACAAGGTGTAGCTGGATTAGTCCAAGAAAAGAAAGCTAGACAAGCAGCTGAAGCATCATACAATAACCTAAAGAATATGCCAAAACAAGCCAACGCTATGAATGCAGTTGGCGTTCCTGTAAACATGTACGACCAAGCACAGGCTAACATTAACCAGCAGTCAGCAAACATGATAGATGCAGCTAGAGAGTCTGGGGCTGCTGCTGTACTGGGAAGCGCTGGAACCATTCAGGGTGGTATAAAAAACGCTGAGATGGACTTAGCAACCAGAAAGGCACAAGATGCACTTAATTTAAGCTTAGAGAAGCAAAAGACTCAACAGCAAATAGACAGCGACTACTATAACTTCCAAAGACAGCTAGAGGCTTCTCAGATGGAGGGTGCTCAAACAGCCGCAGCTCAGGGGGCTACCCAGTTCCAACAAGCTCTTGGTGGGGCTACTCAAAACTTAACGTCTTTAGGTGTTGCTAAATATACTGGAACAGGTGCTGGTGGAAGTTCAAATCCAGTAGATATGTCTGGAGTAAATAATTTTAATTTTTTAACAGGCGTTGGTGGTAAAAAGAAGAAAAAATAGGAAGATAATATAACATGATATACGCAGGATATAAACCAAATGAAACAGCAAGTCTAGGGGCAATAACTGCAACTGGTATAGACGCTATTACTAAAATAAACTTAGAGAGAGAGAAGTTAGATGCCGCAAGAAAGGTTAAGCAGGATGCTTTAACATACAAAGCTGCACTAGAGGCTCAAAAGGATGCTAAAAAAGAAGATGCAGAAAAGAAAAAGTCTTTAGATACAATAACATCTGATTTTAGCAAAAATACAGGGACAACTGAATCCAGTATAAATTTACTTAATAAAGCTGGTACAAATATGACAGTATTTTTAACAGCAAACCCAAATGAAAAATATTCTAAGTCTTTAGCCTCTCAGTGGAGTGGGTTAAAGCAAATGACGGCTAACATTGATAAGCATAAAGATGTATTAGCTCAAAATCCAGACGTTTCAATGCAGGCTTCTTTTTTATTTGGAAAAAATGCAGAAAAATTAGATGGTAATAAATTACAGCCTATAGCTCAATTGACAGCTGATGGTAATGATGCCCAGTTAGTTTTAAAAGATGAGAATGGACAGACTACAACATTAGATGGGTTTGATGTGTATGGACAAAAATTAAAAAATAAAATGCCTGACCTATATGGGGCAAATGGAATGTTTAATAACATTGTTACGCAAATAGGAGAAATTCCAAACGTACAGGGTAGGACTACTACGACTGATATAAGAACTCAAGAGAACTACAAAGCTAAAGTTGCCCAAGCACAGGCTATGGTTTTTGCAGATAGAGAAAACTTAGGTGACGTATACTACCTAGCAACTCAAAAACGAGGGAAGGTTCCAATATATTATGAAGAAGGAGACAACCAAGAAGAATTGGCAGCAAAGGCTGGTGTAATTAAAGATAATGCTGACTTTATAAAAATAGAATCAAAAAATGGGGTTGGTGTAGCTAAGTTAGACGAAAACCAGACAAAATACTTAAAATCTCATATAGCATCAGAGTTAGACTCAAGGGTAAATGTAAAGAAGGTTACACAACAGGAACATAAGACAGTTAATAACTTTACTGCTACACTTAAAAATGAAACACTTAAAGGAGCTGGTGAGATATACAATGGGGTATTTAAAAATGACTCACATTATATACAATTATTTAAAGATGCAGCACAGAAAAATGGAGATATGCTTACTGGATATCAAGCAAAGTTCCCATCAGAAAACCCAAAGATAAAAGACGATGTTCCGACCCCAGTATTCCAATATACAAATGGAGTAATTAAATATCTATATAAAGATAAGCAAGGTGTTGTTAATATGAAGAAGATAGACGTAAAAAAATTAGGAAAGGTAAAAGCTGCTCAAGAACTAGCGTCAGCTTTAAGCCCTGCAACAGTTAAAGAAATGGCTGAGGCTGGGGCATTGACAGACCAAATGGAAAATTAATAAAACAAACAATAAACAATGGAATTACAAGACGGAGAAGTTATCCCTAAAGGAAACACAACATACAGCGAAGGAGATGCATTGCCTTACAATGAGGCAGCACCTGTCACTACAACTGATGGGATAGATGATACAGCCAAAAGAGCTAGGTACTACAATGAGCTATTAAATGCTGTTAAAGACAGCCCAGAGGTCGCTAAGTTTAACCTAAAGCCAAAGTCAGACACTGACATTGTATCAGACGATGAGTTAGCTGGATTAGGCTATCAATATGCAGACGTTTATAATAAGGATAAATATACAAAGGGTAAGTTAGTTGGGATTCCATATAAGCCACTTAATGTAGCTGGGAATAGCAGTCCATTCGCTTCTATAAACTACGAACTAGGAGACCAGATAGAGAACACATTGGTTGAAAAAAAGAATAAAGAAACCCTAACAGAGTACAACACCGCAGTAACAGAGCTAAACGACCCAAGTCTTACCATTGCCAATAGTATAACTGAGATAGACCCAAAGAAGCTTAGTTATGTGCAATATAAGAAACAAAGGCAAACTATTCCAGAGTTACCAGATGTAGCATCCCCTGAAGACATTACCCCAGAGCACATGGCAAAAGCGCAGGTTGCTATGGCATCAAATACATACAATAAAATGTTGGATGCTGTAAAGGATGATAAAGAGGTTATTGCATTAGGATACAAACCAAAAAAATATGACGACATTGTTTCCCCTAAAGATGAACAATTCTTAGAAGAAAAATATAAAGAAAAACTAAATAAAGAGTATGCTGATAAAGCTAAAAGTCTTGGGATGAAGTTTACCCCAGTAGAGAAGCTGTGGGATTTCAATAGCGGAATAACAGAACCTATTGACAATGCAATTAATAAAAAGAACGAAAATGAGTGGTTGGCTAATACAAATAAATTAGCTAAACAATATGGCATAGCTCCATTTAAGTCAGTTGAAGACTACGACCAAACGCATGTAGCAAAATGGGATGCATATAATGCAAAGCAATTAAAGAAAAACAACTCTACTATAGCTGAGTTAAATAGTAAGTTGCCAGTAAAGGAAAGGTTTCCAATAGTAAAAACGAATGAAGAATATCAGTTTATTTTTCCTAAATTAAAGGCTGCTGCCGCCAAAGTACAGGAAGCAGAAGTTAAGAAGTTTGAGGCAAAGCAAGTTGTTGAAGCATCTAAATCTGTAGCTGAATATAACAGGGTTACTGGGAGTAGATACACACTACCAAAAACAAAAGGCGAAGCTAAGTTAGTTTTAGAAAAGATAAATAAAGAAGTATCAACATACAAGTCAAAAAAGAAAGCTATTGAAGATTGGAATGCTAACCCTACAGGTAATCCATACGCTTCAGTAGGTCTTCCTAGGCCTATAGATGCACAAAAGCCTACAGCAGAGGTACTTGGTGCTAGATTAAGCGGTAACGAAATTATTTATCCTGCAAAAAAAACAACTCCAGCAGAAGAAAAGGCAGCAAGAGATGCAATTAGAGCAAGTATATCTGATTTAGATAAATCTCCAAAAGGTAAATTAATTATAGAGAACTTAAAACAGTTAGACCCTTCATTAGTTCCTACACCTACAGCTGCTAATATTAAGTCTAAGCCATTTACTTCACCTGCTCAGACATATACAGTAACTGTAACAGATGCAAATAGACCTTACCAAGAGCAACCATCGTACCAAGTAGATAGGAATTTATCTTATGTGTTATCTGAAAAATATACAAAAGACCTTGAAGAACAAGGAAATCTTGTGAATATATCTATTAGAGATTTAGAGAAAAAGGTTAATGACTATACTTTAAACTATGAAAATTTAAAAAATAAAATATCTAAAGAGGGCTATACCGAAGAAAATAACAAAGAGCTAGATAGGCTAGATGCATTGAGGGATAATTTATCTAAAGAAAACAATACAGTATCAGCACTTAGTACAATAAATAAGGTATATGCTGGACATGTATTTGATGCAAAAGCAACAAGAGGAAGTCTTACTGGTGCAGCATGGAACAATTTCGTAGCTGGAGGGGAAGACATGTTAAATGGTCTTTATTCTTTAGAGAAAACTATTGGGCTTGGATTCTCAAACCCACTGAAACCATTCGGATATAATTTTGTAAATAAGAATATTAAAGGGTTATTCCAAGGAGATGAGGTAGTTAGAAATATTGATGAGCAACAAAAGAAAGATATAATAGAGTTTGCCAATCAATTAAAATCTGCTTCTAGTATATTTAAAGCAAATGTATCCGATGAGTACGTTCAGAAAAAATTAGAAGAAGGGAGTATTGGTAGTATACTAATGCAACTTCCTAGGTCTGTTCCTGCTATGGCATTAGGTATGATTCCAATATTAGAACCAGTTGCAGCTGAAATATTTGCACTTCAAATACTTGGAGAAAAATTTCCAGCAGCTTTAAATGACCAAAGGAATGCAAACCTAACTATAAATCAATTATTAGCAACAACATTGCCTAATGCTATGGTTCAGGGGTATATTGAAAACATGAGCATGAAAGCTTTTGGAAAATCAATGGCATGGGTAGGCCTTACTAAAAAGGCAGGTAGTGAAATTGCTGCAAAGGAATTAATATCAGCTAAAATGTTTTCAGACTTTATCCAAAGCGGGGTAAATAAGGTAGGACTAAATAAATATATTTCTGAAAACTTTGTAAAAACAGCTGGAATATTATTAGAGCAAACTACCATTGAAGGGTTTGAGAATGTACTACAAGATGTAACAAATAATGTA